CTAGAAGGCGCGACTGCCGGTGGGGGACAGCACGAATCCGTGTGGACCGTCACCGGTGAAGTTGTTGGGCAATATGCACGTTGTCTCGCGCTGTTCACCGACGGCGCAGGTGATCACCTTGTCGGTGGCCTTGAGGCCGTAGGTGATCTTCTGCCCCGGTGAGAGCGGCCGATACATGCTGGGGTCGATGGCCGCGGGGCCGGCCGGTGATGCGTCGGGCCGGGCGACGATTTCCTGCTGGCCCAGGTCGGGCATATGGGTAAGGCTGGCGGTCGAGGTGGTCAGCGACACCGTGGCGAGGTTCTCGTCTCCCGAGACGCCGGGGAGCTTGCCCCAGCACGCGCCGTCGACGCCGGTGGCACGGGAGTTGGCCGTGATGCGGCAGTGCAGACCGTCGGGGGTGAGGAACTGCACACCGGAGGTGGCATAGGCGGAGTAGGTCTCAAAGGCGGTGGCCTCGACCGCGGTGTAGCCGTCAAGGTTGGGCGGCGGCGGGTCCGCGGCCGCCTGACCAGCGAAGGTGGTGGCACCCGCCGCAACGGCTACACAGGTGATCAGCAGCATGCGCATGTGATTACTCCCGAAGTTTGGCGACGTCTGGCTGACGCTACCGTGGCACGGGTAGGTAATTCGGTGGCTTCATCGATATCTGGCGGTAGGATGGAGTGTCCCACCGAAGGTCGGTGGGGTGACGGGGCTGAACGGTTTCGACAGCGAGTCTCGACTTAAGGGAAGCGTGCCGGTGCAGGCAAGAGACCACCGTAAGCGTCATTGCAACCAATTAAGCGCCGATTCTCATCAGCGCGACTACGCACTCGCTGCCTAAGCGACTGCGTGTCTGTCAGACCGGGACCTCCCGCGGCCCGGACCCTGGCATCAGCTAGCGGGATCAACCGGTGGCTTCGGCCGCGGAGGCCACCGGGACATCAAACAGCGGCTGGGATCGTCATCTCGGCTTGTTCGCGGGACCGAGAGATCCAAGTAGAGGCATAGCGAACTGCGCACGGAGAAGCCTTAATGAAGGGCCGTTGGACCCGGGTTCAATTCCCGGCAGCTCCACGGAAAACGGCAGGTCAACCGGTAGATTTTTACCGGATGGCCTGCCGTCAACAGTTTCGTCAACATATTATTGATTGCGTGGCATCAATTCGCACGCGATACCGGGGCGACGGCAGCCCCTATTTTTCGGTCCTGTACCGGCTCGACGGCAAGCAGACCTGCCTGTCAGTTAACGATCAGCAGGAAGCCGAGTACGCCTGTGAGCTAATGAACCGCCTCGGTCCGGCGCGGGCGCTGGAGATACTGAAAGTCAGCAGAGCGCCCCGCACGAAGCTGACCGTCGACGGANTGGCGACGGCCGTGGGTCGATCGTGGGCACCAGGCTAGCCACTGCCACTGAACGGCACGGCATGGGCCGTCGCCAGTGCACCAGCGAGTACAAGCTCAAGCCGATCAAGGTCAAGGTGCGCGAGCTGCTGGGCTACCCACACCCGACACCGGTACCGCGAGATGTATTCGCCGAGCAGTGGATCGGCTTCTCCACTGATGAGATCCACCGGGTACGCGACCGGCTGGACGTGAACTACTCCCGGCCGCGGTACCCGCTGCTGGAGCTGGGCATGTCCCGCAAGGACTGCCAGCGCTGGCTAGAGCGCGCCGGGTGGGGCCACACCGCCAAGAGTGCGTGCATCGGCTGCCCGTTCCACGGCAACGCCCAGTGGCGGTACATGTACGAGCGGCGCGACATCTGCGCGACGTGCAACCACCCCCGTGACGACCACTGGCGCGGGTTCGACGAACCCAAGGCATGCGCGCATCTGTACAACCGGGACCAGCCCGAAGCGCCCGCCGATCTGTGCATGTGTAAGCGGTTCCACTCCCTCTGGGATGACGCGGTCGATTTCGACCGCCGTATCCGCAAGGGTGGTGCGTCGGCCAACCCACTCGACGGCGAGGCGTTCCTGCACCGCTCGCGAGTTCCGTTGGACCTGGCGCCAATCGACCGCGTGACACGTGCCGAGTACGCCGACATGCAGCTCGACCTATTCGAGGACGGCGACCCGGACGGCTGCTCACCGTACGGCTGCCGCAGCGGGGAGGTAGTCGCATGAGTTATAGGCGGCGTCGGTTCCCTCGCTGCAGGGTGTGCGGCGAGCCTGTGACCTGCGGTCAGGGTGACCGTCATCTGTCGTGCTCGCCGCTCTGCAAGGTCGACGGCTGCTGGGAACCGATTCCGTCGACCGGACACAAATGCAACGTCAAGAAAGCGAACGAACATGCCTGAACTCACGCCCGCGTCGGCGGCACAGAACTCGGAGGCTTAGACACCAATGGCAGGGGTCAAATGGATCCGCTTGGAGACACAGATCTTCGAGAATCCGAAGCTGCTGTACCTCAAGGAGGACAAGCAGTACAAGGCCATCGTCGCGCACCTGGAAGCGATGACCTACTCCGGCCGACACGGGCTCGCGGGATACGTCCCCAAGGCTGCACTTCGGGTACTAGGAGCCAGCATCCACGACGCGAATCGCTTAGTGGCTGCCGGGCTTTGGGGCCCAGCTGAGGGCGGTTGGTCGATCAACGGGTGGGAGGAGTACCAGCTTGCCGACGAGGAAGCGAACAAACGAAGCGAGAAAGCCAAGAAGGCCGCAGCTGCGCGATGGGCCAAACGGAACGGCAAGGAATTCACCGATGCATAGAGCAATGCTCAAGCAACGCCCAAGCATCATGCTCGGAGCAATGCATGTTTAGCAATGCACGTACGTACGCACGTACTCACGAAGAACTACTTACCTTGCGAGGGAATCTTGCGTTGGGTGACGCGCGCAGGGGGGTAGCAAGATCTGACGCATCTTCGGAGGAAGTAACCGAGCCCGCGGTGCTCGTAGCGCTCGACCTCCCGGCCATCGTCGAGCCACCCGCCGGCCGCTTCCCAGTGCACCGCACACGACACACCGACCGCCGACAACCGATTCCCGTAGACGCCCGCATCTACGTCTACCAGCGCGATCACCACGCGTGCGTCCGATGCGGATCACCCGACCGTCTGACCCTCGACCACATAACGCCATGGTCGGCGCTCGGATCCGATCACGTCGACAACCTGCGAACACTCTGCTGGACCTGCAACCAACAGCGATCGAACCGCCATCAGCCCGACGACGACTGGCGGCCACTGCCGCAGACATTCTGCTGCGTCGACTGCATCGCCGATCTGGTCCGCATATGGCCCGACGAACCGACGGCACCCCTTGACCACCCCAGCATGACGCGCTGCTTCTGCTGGTGGCATCGACACGCAGCGATCGGAGCCAGGTCCCTGTGGTTCAGCGAGAACAACGCGCACTGGGACTACGACCTCAACTGGCATCGAAACAACCCGTCCCATCCACGAACGGAGATACCCGAATGAACACCGCACACATCGAAAAGAGCTCTGGCCGTTGGGAGGTCCGACTGGATCCAGCGAGCCGCCGCTGCGCTTTCGCCGTCTACGGCGCCGGCCGAGTTACGTACGTCGGCGGGCCGCGACGCTGGAACGTGAAATCACCACGCGGCGTGCAGGTCTTCACCACGCACGACCCGGTCGCGGCCATGGAACTCGCCCGCGCAATGGCCAACATCGACGAACTACTCGCCCGCGTAAACCGTATCGAGCACGGGCTCTGGGGCAACCACCCCGCACTGCGAGCGCAGATGACCAACAAGCGCAACGGCGCCAAAACCGCTAGTCGGGGGACGCTCACGCTGCTGCAGGATCCCCACGCATGAGCCACATACCGCCTGCCATTGCGGCCACAGCAGACCAGCTGGTCGCCGCCGCCGACAAGGTGATCGACCAGTTCATCGCCGAATTTCAAGCGCACCTGGCCGAACACGACGGTGACCCGCTATGCCCGATCGGTGTGCTCGCCGTCGGCGCCGAAGGCCAGGACCCCGGAGACGTCGCCTTCCTGTTCGCCGTCGCCGTCAAACGACTGGCCATGCCACGCAAGGAGATTAAGCTATGACCGCCCCCGAAGCCGTACTCGGCCTAGACCCATCACTCGCGCGCGCTGGTATCGCTGCGATCGTCCGCGACAACCCCGGCAGCATCGCCCGGCCGGGCGTGATCACGCACGTCGGATACTCGCTACGCGAAGGTGTTCCATGGTGGCGCCGCAGCCGACGCATCATCACCGAAGCACGCGAAATCGCCGCCATCATCGGTGAAGTCCACACCGCAACACCCATCGCCCGCGCCGTCATCGAAGGCCCCGCATGGGCATCGAACCTGCCCAGCAAGTTCGACCGCGACGGACTCTGGTGGGCACTGTTCTCAATCCTCGACGCGAAACGAATACCCGTCACGGTCGTAAACCCCACCACCCGAGGCAAATTCATCACCGGACGCGCCCCCAACGGCATGAAACCCGGCGAACACAAGAAACTGGTACTCGCCGAGTCCCAAGCCACATGGTTCGACGACCAACACCGCATCAAGAACCACGACCAAGCCGACGCCCTCGGCCTCGCGCACATGGGCGCCCTGGACCTCGGCTGGCGCCTACCCGTCGACACCCGCCGCCGCCACGTCGAAAACATCGCCCTCGTCGACTGGGAAACCGAATGGCTGGCCTCGTAAATGTCCGGCGGCGCGATCTTCCCGAACAAGGGCCGGATCGAACGCCGGCTCGCCGAAATCGGCGGCGAACTGGACGAAACCTGGAAACTACGCGCCGCGTGCCGAGGGCACCCACGGCCAGACATTTTCTTCCCGCCGCCCGCACGGTCCGAAGCCACGATCAAACGGTCGAAATCGGAACTGGCGCGACGCCTGGTCATCGCCGAAGCGAAACGCGTGTGCGGGCACTGCCCAGTCCGCGCCGAATGCGGCGACTACGCCGACCAGATCGGCGACTACCACGGCATCTGGGGCGGACAAACCGGCCGCGAACGCGGACGTAAACGCGACGAATTCTGAACCACCACAACAAACAAACCCGACCAACCGAAGGACTCACCGAAAATGCCCGACTACCCACCCAACATGACACTTCGACCCATCGAAACATGGCCCCACAGCCTCACCCGCGACCGCCGCCGCTCGAATTTCTCGGCGCAGTGGAGCGACACCCTCACCCGGCTCGAACGCGAACTCTGGTACCTCGGGAAAGACCAGCAGTACGCCGCCGCGGTACTTCAAATCGCGATGCGCGAGCAAGACTTCCGAATCACTGACGGCATGCCGCGCGCCAACGCCACAGCACAGCACCCCGGCGTGATCCTGAACATCGAATCCCGCCACGGACCGCTGTCGTACCCGTGTGACACGTTCACCCGCTGGCAAGACAACCTGCGCGCCATCGCGCTCGGCCTCGAAGCGCTACGCAAGGTCGAACGCTACGGAATCACCCAAACCGGCCAGCAGTACCGCGGATGGCAGGCCATAGAAGCCAAGGCCACGCCGATCGCTCAGACCCCGGCAGGTGCCGCCGTCTATCTCGCGAAAGCCGCGCAAGGCAACGACGACAGCGTCTCCGATTGGGCACACCGCATCCTGCACGACCCCGAGACCGCCCGGACCACCTACCGGAAAGCGCGCGCCAACACCCACCCCGACCGGCACGGCGGTGCCCGAACAGCCTGGGACGCCGTCGAAGCCGCCGCCGACATCCTCCGCGACGCCGGCGCCCCCATCGAATAGGGAGACACCGCCACCATGACCACCACCACCATTACGAAACGCGCAACCATCACCTTCTACAAGCCGCCGACCGTCACCGAACTAATCCAAGAGCTGCAGAAGCTCCCCGACGAGTGGCAGACAGGCACGGTGACCGTCCAACAGTCCGACAGCCTGCGTGACGGCATCACCATCACATTCCACGTCAACGCCGGAAGCCTGAGCCAGTGACCGCGCCGGAACAGCACCTACGGAACGTGCTGGTGCGGTACATGTCCGACGCGCTCAACGAAGTTGGGGGAGCACTCATCCCCGACGTATTCCGGCGTCCCGCCATCCCGCTACGCGTCCGTACCCGCGGCAGCCTCGACCGATCCGAAATCACCATGCCCGGCATCGAGTTGGCAGGCGGACCCGACATGGAACCGTTGGCCCGCAATGTCGGCAAGCTGATCCTGAAAATCATGCGCACCGACGAAGTGCTGTGGGTCGCGGTAAACGCACACCAGGACTTCGGCGGCTGGAGCATCGACTGCGTCCCGCTGGTCGAGCACATGAGGTTGTCCACACCAACCGATGAGCAGACGTTGAACGCCAACGGAATCAACCCCGAAACCGGGAAACCACGATGACCGACAACCCGATATGCGTATGCGGACACCGCAGAAGCGACCACGACATCCAAGCCAACCCGAAGTGCCTCCAGCAGGACGTCGACTGGCCGTGGCGGTGCGACTGTCCCGGATTCGAAGCGGACCCGAAAGCGATCAACCTATGAGCGATATCTCCACACTGCAGGAAGCCGCGAAAATTCTGAACCGCCACGGTCTCGGCAACGCCGCCGAACTCTGCACCCGCCTCATAGGCAGGTTGGCGGTCGACGAAGCACTCGGCGGCGCAACAGAACCCGAACCCGCACCCGGAAAACGACTCACTCGAATCACACCATGAACGGGCTGCCCGACATCACCGCCCCAACCCCGTTACCGTCACCGACATCTGGTGGGCGTCAAACCGGGAACCAAAGCGGTGTTTCGCTCGGCAAGCGCGGCCCATGACCCCGTTTATCGGTCGGGCGAGGCCACAGCTGCGCCCACCAGAACCAAACCACCACAACACCAAAGGAGACACCGCCATGATCAGCACTCGCGATGAACAACTCGCCCTGGCACAACAACAGGTCTTCCGCAGCCGCCAGAAATACCTGCGCGCCAAGGCCCGGCTAGAACGCGACATCAAACGCCGCGACGAACTGCGCCCCGTCGCCCGAGCACACAAAGCCGTGAAGAACATCTACGACGCCGTCCAAACCCTCACCGAACAGCCCGCGCCCAAACCGACACCGACACTGGACAGCGACCCGCGCACACCCGCCGACCAGGTACATGAATTCTTCACCCGGCCAGGCGACTTCTACCACGTAGCCCTGGCTCTGCCAGCGCCCACGAACGGCGCAAAACTCGGCGCCGGCTTCATCGTGAAAGCCGACGACACGCAGCTCCCGTACCTGCTGGAAGTGCTACGCCAACTACGCGGCGCGCTCGGTGAAGGCACGCGCGTCGAACTCACCAAGGCACAGATCACGCCGTCAGACGGGCCGCCAATGGAGATCGGCAAGGACTTCACCCTCGGCGACCGCTTCCCGGCCAGCCCCGGCGTTCCCATCCCGCGCGTCGATGGCGTCCAGCTCGGCACAGGTGCGCTCACCCCAGGTACGGATCGTGTTCGAAGGGTGGCGGATCAGGTCGCCGAAGTAGCGGAACAACATGGCGTGAAACCGGAACAAATACAGGTGATTCCGGTACGCGGAGGCGGATATGCGTACACGGTGAAGCCCGAACCCCAACCAGAGCGCGGACGCCACGCACGACCCGACGCCGCATGGGACAACAGCCCCGCACCACGACACCTCGCCACCGACGACGACCATGACGATCAAGACGCGGAGGACGCGTGGTGGGCACCTTGCGGCCGCAGCGGACCCTGTTGGAAGGCGGACGGACACGAAGGGGACTGCACTCCATGAGCACCATGCCCGTCACATGGTACGTCGCCAAATGCGACCAATGCGGACGCACATACGGTGACGCCGATTATGAGTTCGATGAAGACTACGGGCCCTACCGGGAGAGCCGGGGCGAAGCGCAGAAAGCCGCCATTGACGAGGGCTGGCGACTTTACGGCGCTCACTACCAGCAGTACCTGCTCGCTTGTCCTGACTGTTCGAAATGCGAAGTGTGTGAACGATCCCCGGCCCCTCATCACGCCGGACGTAGTCGCTGCGCTGATCACCCGCATCGTGACGCACCCGACCAGCTCGCCATTGAGGCAGGCTGACCAGTGCCGAATCGCACCCCGAGGACGACCACGCAGAAACGGTTAGGTCACGACCACCAACAGCAACGCGACCGGCTACTTGCGCGCCACGTCGACGGCCAACCCTGCTGGTGGTGCGCACGACCCATGTACCGCGACCGAACCCGCAACTGGGACTACAACCCCCACGCCACACGCCGCGACGGAAAACCCGACACCAGCAGCGGCAGCCTCGCCGCCGACCACAGCACAGCCCGCGCCCAATCCACCACCAGCCGCGCCGACCGACTCCTGCACGGCACCTGCAACAAACAACGCCAAGGAGGCCACCGTGACGACCAACGACCAGCCCTCACCAACCCGCCCGATACAGACCCCGCACTCGGCACCCGAATCTTCAACTGGCCCTGACCAACTCGAATGGACTGCCTGGGGCGGCGGACACCACTACATCGCCGCGACCCGCACCGCCGGCAACTACAGCGTGTACTTCGGCGACGCATTCGAAAACCCCCACCGATGGCACACCGCCTACTGGAGAGAGATACAGGGCTCACTCAACGTCGACGACTGCGGCGAACTGTACCGAGGCGACGACCTCAACGAAGCGCTAGCCGCAGCGCAGCAACACCACAAAGCGACCCTGCGTCGCCTGGCGTGGGAGCAGTACATGCGCGACAACGACCCACCGCCACCCAGGAAACTGGGGTGCTGCAACGGGGGCCCACAGTGGGCCCACGCGTGGACCTGCCCAACACTGCCATGAGCGATTCCGAATTCGCCGCCTGCGGCGGGACAACCCCGCTCGACCCCAGAGACATGACACCCGACGAGCTGTTCGCGACACTCGGACTATCCGACATGGACCACCGAGAACGACTCGAATTCATGCAGAGCCTCAACGCATGGTCCCGCCACTACATACCCGGACCCAACAGATGGTGGATATACGCGCTACTCCAAGCCAACCTCTGGCGACGACGCATCACCGAACACGTCGACTGGCTCATCACAGACGCACTAGGCCAATAGCCACCAACACGAGAGTCACCCATGTCACACCCCGCGAGTAGAACCAACACATGGCACGCCCGCCACGCGACCCATTCCCCAACACATACGTCGGCGACCTCGTACCCAACGGCAAAGGCTGGACCCGAGTCGGACCCCTCTACTGCCCCAACTGGCACAGCGCCGACGAACCAGGCTGGACACAACGCTGCCTACCCTGCGTATGCGGCACCCGACACCACATGTGGACCTGCCACTGCGGCGCCAGCATCTACGCACCCAAACTCGGACCCGACTGCCGCATCCTCAACGGCCCACAATCCAGCCACGAAGACCAAGGACGCTCTACGCCGACTTGAGCACGCGAGCGCCGGGCACTGCCCATCGCGGCGCTGTTTGCTGCACGACATATTCGCAGGTCAGAGGCTTGGGCACGTTCGCTCGAATAAGGCTGTGACCTGTGGGTATGCCACCCCCGTTTTTCCTAGCTACCCGGGGCGGCCTGACTTCCGCGGTAGTCAGGAATTTTTTTTGGGCGGCTCTGAAAATTTCGGGGGTATGGCGTGGTGACGGCCAAGCGGACATCGGGACGGACAGCCAAGCGGCCCGTAAGTGCCGCCGGCGGCGGCGAATCGGCGGCTGACCTGGGGCCGGTGAAGGCTACGAAGCGGACAGCTGCGGGGACCAAACGGACGGCCACGGGCACCGGGCGGGTCACGGTCAGTACCGAACCGGGTGCGGGGGAGCGGCTGCGGGCGCAGCTGGAAGGTAAGGAGGATGGGCCGGGTTTGACCGCGCTGATCCGGCAGGCCGCGCGCGTGGCTGATCGGCTGGAGATGTTGGCCGGTATCAATTCGGGTGTCGAATCGTCGTGGGTGCGTTTGGATCTGCGCGGCATCGTCGCGGCTGCTGACGACAATGGCAAGAACCCGGTGACCGTGATTGTCGAAGCGAAGATCGATTCCACGATCGCCGAAGAGAGACAACAGACCACGTTGTTACGGCATTTGCTCGCTGAGATTCACAAACAGCGCGCGGGATCGATGGGACCGAATGGTGGCGGCGGCGCGGAAGACGACGACCTCGACGACATCTAGGTCGCCGGCCAAACGCGCGACCGCGCGGCGACCGAAAGCCGGTGCCCCGCCGAACAAACAGGACACGCCGCCATGGGTCGGTGAGTGGCCGCGACTGACCGGGCGCCAGGAACCCAAGCACGAGCATTCGTTCACCGGTGATGAAACCGACGGTGACCGTTGCGCGCGGTTCGGGCACCGCATCACCAAACAGCGGTCGCTGCCGTGGCAATGGCGCACGATGCGCAAGATCTTGAGTCGCCGCCCAGACTATCTATGGACGCATCCGGACGTGGTGCTGGTCTGCACCCGCCAGCAGGGCAAGACCCTGATTCTGGTGCTGCGCATCCTGTTCGGGCTGTTCATCCTCGGCGAGAACATCGCCTACACCGCGCAGCGCGGTAACACCTCCGATGCGGTATTCAAACGCGTCAAGGCGATCATCAATTCGCGGCCATCGCTGAAAAACCGTGTGGTCTCAATGACCGGCGGAAAACAGGGCTTCGGTGAAATCGTCGTCCGGTCGAAACTCGGCACCGAAGTCACGGTGCAGTTCGGTGTTCGATCCGGCGACAAGGGCCGCGGTCTTGACCGGATTGACCTGGCGATTTTCGATGAGGCATACAACTTGACGCAGGACGAAGTTTCGGCGCTGCAGGGTGCGCAGGTCGCGTCGGCCAACTCCCAAACGATCTACACGTCCACGGCGCCCGTGGAATCCGAGCACCCGAACTGCCATGTGTTCGCGGGTATGCGGCGCCGCGGGCTGAACAAGGACACCGATCTGTTGTTCATCGAGTTCGCGGCACCGGACCCGCCCAAGGATGCCGTCGAGCGCAAAGCCGCGCGTGAGGACCGCGAGAACTGGCGTCTGGCCGAGCCGTCATACGGGGTGATTTCGAAAGAACGCGATATCGAACGGTTTTACAAGACAGCGATCGAGAGCCGCGAGGCATCGAAGGTCGCCCTGTGGGAAGCGGACTTTCTCGGCTGGGGCGAATGGCCGGCAGACGCCCGGTTCATTGACCCGGTCATCCCAATCAAGGAGGTGTGGGAACCGTTGACCGACTATGCGCCCGAACTCGTCGGGCAGAAAGTTTTGGCGGTGTCCCGTACACGTGATCTGGCGCGGTGGGCTATCGCGGTGGGGCAGCGCACGATCGAAGGCCGGGTGCAGATCGAAATCGGCTACTACCAGAAAGCCACGATCGGGCAGGTCGCCGCGTATGTGGTGCGGCTGGTGGAGTTGTGGGATCCGGCCACGATTGTGATTGACGATCACGACCCGGCGAAACCGCTGGCGCCGTATCTGAAAAAGCTGGATGTCGATGTCACGTTGACGACGACGGGACAGATCGCGGTGGCGTTCCAGGGGTTCGTAGACGCCGCAATGTCCGGTGACCTGGGCCACACCAACCAGCCGATTCTGACCGAAGGGTTGGAGGTCGCTATGACCCGCGAACTGCCTCGGGGAGACAAGGTTTGGGACGACCGCGAAGGATCAATTGCGCAGGTCATCGCCGCAACGATGGCGCACTGGGGTGTTCTGGAATTCGCTGAGGAAGACTCGCCGGCCGCGCTGCCCTCGATGGGCGCCGGAAATCCCGAAACAACAAGTAGCCACCTGGACGTCCTGGGAGCCGCATTCTAAATCCGCAGGTGCGGCGTTGTGTCGCAGCATGTTCGGATTTGAGGGAGGCCGGTGACCAAGCGGGTCAAGACGGCTATGCCGGTCGGCGAATCGGGCTACGTGACCCCGTTCGTCGACGGCTGGGTCAATTGGGATCCGTACGAAAAGGTTCCGGATCTGCAGCACCCGGCGTCGGTGGCGGTGTTCCTGGAGATGGACAACAACGACTCGCGTGTGTCCTCGCTGCTGGAGGCGATCAGCTTGCCGATCGTCGAAACCGGTTGGCGTATCGACCCGAACGGCGCCGACGCCGAGGTTGTGCAGTTCATTTCGCGGAACATGAATCTTCCGGTTGTCGGGTTCGATGAGGTCGACGACCCCGGCCGCTCGCGTGGCCGGTTTTCGTGGATCGACCATCTGCGCGAGGTCGCCTCGCCGACAGCGCAGTTCGGGCACGCCGTATTCGAGCAGGTGTATCGGCGCGAGGCGGACGGGCGGTTCGTGCTGCGCAAGCTGGGGCCGCGACCGCAGTGGACGATTCAGAAGTTCAACGTCGCGATGGATGGCGGGCTGGATTCGATCACGCAGCTGGCGCCGGCGTCTTCGGGACGCACCATGTATGGGCCGACGCCGCTGGATATTCCGATCAATCGGCTTGTGGTGTACACGCGCAACAAGCGACCGGGCTACTGGCAGGGCCGTTCGATTCTGCGATCGAGCTACAAGCATTGGTTGCTGAAAAACGAGCTGCTGCGCATCGAGGTTGTGGCCGCGCGCCGCAACGGTATGGGTGTGCCGGTCGGTACCGCATCCAAGCCGAACGACGACGCCGAGGTCAAGGCGATGCAGAAGGTTGCCTCGGAGTTTCAGGGCGGCATGGGATCCGGTGTCGGACTCGCCCAGGGACAGTCGCTGGCGCTGCTGGGCGTGCAGGGCAACCTGCCCGACATCCGGGCGGCAATCGTGTACCACGACAAGGCCATTGCGCTGGCCGGGCTGGCGCATTACATGAACCTGGACACCGGCGGCAGCTTCGCGCTGGCCGCGGTGCAGGAACGACCGTTCGTGCAGGCCGAGAATGCTGCCGCCAAGTCGTATCGCGACATCGGGCAGGCGCACATCATCGAGGATCTGGTCGATATCAACTTCGGCGTCGAGGCCCGCACCCCGCGGCTGGTGTTCGACAAGATCGGATCGCAGCAGGACGCGACCGCCGCGGCGCTGAAGATGTTCGTCGAGGCAGGGCTATTGGCGCCGGATCTGCGGATCGAACGCGCCTTGCGTCAATCGCTGGACCTGCCGGCCAAACCCGACGTGAACGACCCGGACGCCGCGCCCCCGAAAGAACCTGACGCGCCCGCGGTCCCCGATGACGCCGTGGATCCAAGCCCTGTCGCGCAGGCAGTGGCCGACGTTGAGGCGATGCGCGAATTCCTACATCCATTCAGCAAGTCCGGGCAAGGGAGGTTGTTCTGATGGCCCGTGAAAACCGTGAGTGGTACAAGTTCACGGTCGCGAAAGCCGCATCGGCTGAGGATAAGCCGACGGCCACGCTGCACATCTACGACGAAATCGACTCGTGGTTCGGCGTCAACGCCGAAGCGCTGGTCGTCGAAATCTCAGCGCTTGATCCGGAGACCGAACTGACCGTGCGGGTCAACTCGCCGGGCGGCAACGCGTTCGACGGCATCAACATCGCCAACGCCATCATGCGCCACCCCGGTAAGACCACCACCTACATCGACGGGCTGGCCGCGTCGGCTGCCAGCGTGATCGCGGTCGCCAGCGATGAGGTCGTGGTCTCCAAGTACGGACAGGCCATGGTGCATGATGCCCGCTCTGGACAGTACGGCACCGCGAAGGACCTACGCAGCGTCGCCGATCACCTGGAGAAACTGTCGGCCAGTTACGCGAAGCTGTACGCCGACCGTGCCGGCGGGACCGTCGAGGACTGGGCGCAGGCGATGGCGGACGAAACCTGGTACACCGCTGAAGAAATGGTCGCCGCTGGACTTGCCAGCCGTGTCGATGATTCGGGGGCTCGCGCCGATACCGAGAAGGCAGTCGCGTCGGCGCTGGCCTGCTCGTCTTACAAGTTCAAGTACTTCGGCCGTCCGGCCGCACCCGCGCCGGTGGCGCGGGCCGACAACGCTGGGGCGTGTGCTTCGGCGAATATCTCGAAGGAGGGCCCCGTGCCTGACATCAAGGAGGACGTCGCCAAGCGGCTCGGTCTAGGACCGGACGCCACCGACGAAGAGGTGCTAGCCGCACTCGACAAGCTGGCCAGTACCGAACAGGAAGACACCGACGAAGACACCACCACCACCACCACCGCCGAGGACGATTCCGTCGAGGTCGGTGCCGGAACCGCCGTCGAAGGTAAGGAACTGGTTGCCGCGGCAGCCAAGGCCGGTTTGGTGCTGATGGATCCGGCGCGGGTAGCCAAGCTCGAATCCGACGCGGCTGCAGGCGCACTGGCACGCCAGACGCAGGTAGCGGAGGCGCACGCCAAGGTCGTCGATTCCGCGGTCGCCAAGGGCAAGATCACGGCGCCTCGCCGCGACCATTTCCTGGCGCTGATGAAGGCGGACCCGGAAGGCACTACGGCCCTGCTGGATTCGATTCCGGCTGAGACCGCGGTACCGCTGACCGAAGTCGGTCACGGTACCGAAGCGCAGGCATCGGCCAGCGCCGAAGACGAAATCCGCAACGACCCTCGATTCAAGAATTGGAGATTCTGACATGCCCGGAATTCCTCAGGTCACCAAGACCGGACCGCGGACATACACCCCAAAGGCTGGCGTTTCGATCAAGGGCGGACAGCTCGTAGAAGGTGTCACCGGTGGCCGGATTCAGCCCGCCGCAGCGGGTTCGTTCAAGGTTGTCGGCGTCGCATTGACGGACGCGATCGCGCCCGAAGACCTGGTGCTGGCGCCGACCACTGGCAGCGACGGGCGCCCTGTGCTGAACACAGCGGTGCTGCCGACCAAGGTGGCGTGCGCATATGGCGGGGCCGAAGTTCCTGTCACCTATGCGGCGGACGCGGCGTTCGGAGAGCTGCTGATCGCAGCTGCGAACGGCACCGTAACGCCCGCCGGTGCGACACCGGACGCCCGAACCATCGTCGGGCGCTGCACCGAACCGGGTGGCGTCGTCGTAGCAACCAAGGCCGTCGGCCTCATCCGGACCGTCTGAGCCGGACTGAAATAGCAAGGGAGACAGAAACAATGCCTACAACCCCTATCGTCAGCATCAGCGACGGGCCCCGGCTCACAGTGTCGGAAATGGTCGGAAATCCGCTGTTCATTCCGACGAAGATCAAGGAGCTGCTGACCAACGTTTTCATCACGCAAACGTTGTTCCGTAACGGCGGTGGCAATAAGAACGGCCTGGTTGCGTACCGGCAGGGCGACCCGATCTTCCTGGACGGTGAGCCTGAGGACGTCGCCGAGTTCGGCGAAATCCCGGTCGCGGCCGGCCGCAAGGGCACCGCACTGTTCGCCGTGGCGAACAAGAAGGGCCTGGGCGTCCGAGTCTCGAAGGAGATGCGGGACGAGGATGACATCGACAGCGTCAACCTGCAGATCACGCAGTTGGTCAACACGTTCAAGCGTTCCGATGATCGTGTGTTCCGTGCGTTGACCCAGTCCAGCGCGGTACCGACGATGGCGGTTTCTGCGGCGTGGGATACCGCCAACGGCAACCCGCGTGGCGACATCGCGCGTGCGATCGAAAAGGTCATCAACGCGGCTCCATCGATCGCCGAAGGTGGAAGCGCCGAGGAATGGTACGGGTTCCAGCCCGACACGATGGTGATGAACCCCGGCCTGTTGCCGGTGCTGTTGGACAACGACAAGTTCAACAAGGTCTACCAGGGCAACGTCGCCAATGAGCACATCGCCTACACCGGCAAGCTGCCCGGCAAGGTGTACGACCTGGACATCCTGGGCGCACGCGGATATCCCACTGACCGGATCTGGATCGGACAGAAGGGCGTCACCGGGTTTTACTCGGATACCCGTCCGTTCCAAGTCACCGGCCTGTACCCGGAGGGTAACGGACCCAACGGTGGACCGACCGAGTCGTTCCGTTGCGATGCGACCCGCAAGACCGCTTACGCGCTGGATCAGCCGAAGGCGGGTATCTGGCTGACCGGGTTGGTGACACCGTGACAGCCGAATACGTTCTGACAGCGGATTTCTTGCGTCGCCTGGACGACAAGGGAGTGTGGCGCGAGCTTAAGCGCGGCGCCGTCCTCTCTGACCTCGATGACGACGACGTCCGCCGCCTCACCGCGGCGGGCGCCATCGTCGACCGGGAGTCGTACGAACGAGCGCAGGCCGAAGCCGAGGCCGCTGCGGAAGCGGCAGCCGAAGCGCTTGCCACCGATGGCGGCGGTGACGAAACAGCCGGTGGTGGTGGCGGCGAGGGCGGTTGGGATTCGGTGGTGTTGGCACCGGGCGACGGCATCGAGCGGCCCAAGTCGGCGCACTCCACTGAGGTGTGGCGGCAGTACGCCATCGCACGCGGTATCCCCGCCGATCAGGCCGCGAAGATGAGCAAGACTCAGATCAAGGCCGCGACAAGGTAACTGGCCGTGGCAGAGGTAACGCCGTTCCTGACCGTCACCGAATTCGAGGGCATGTTCCGCCCTCTATCGGCGACGGAACAGGCACTCGCCGAGATATTGGTTCGGGCAGCCGCCGCTTGGATCCGTGATCCGTCGCGGCTGCCCGACCTGCCGGCGTCCGACGAGCGCGGCAAGCTCGTCACCTACGACGTCGTCAAGGCCATGTTCGGACCCGAAGGCGTCACCGACTCTCGGGTTACGGAACTGACCCGCACCACCGATGACCGCACTCTCACGGTCAAATTGGCGCAAGCCGCCGAAATGCTGGACTTCACCGAACGCCACCTACAGATGCTTGGCCTATCACTGACCGCGGCACCGCAAGCCACATTCACCGGATACGCGCAGGCCGAGCCATGGTGAGCATGTTTGATCCTGGACCCGACACCGTCACGCTGGTCAAGCGCGACCCGGTAACCGACGCTGGCGCACCGGTCGTCGACGCCTGGGGCCGGCCCACCTACACCGAGCGCCGTATCCCGAAGGACCGGTGCAGCTGGGCTGAGCACCCGGCATTCGAAGACATCGCCGGCACACAGGTCGCGATCGTCAACGCGGTCGGCCACCTGATCGTGGACGCAGATACCGAAACGCTCACTGCTCGTGACGCCGTCGAATTCGGTGACCGACTGTTCGAAATGCAGGGGCCGGGTGTGCGCCGGAACGACCTGGACGGCAGACCTAGTCATGTGCGGGCAGAGGCCCGGTTCTGCGAAGACGTCAGCCTCGGCGAACAGGTCACCATCATCGCGGCCGGCCGACGCGGCGACCGCGGCACCGTCGAGCCCGACGGCGATCCGGTCACGGTGATCGCCCGCGCTGTCATGGTGGGTAATCAGCGGCAGCGGTTCGGGGACACCGGTGAAGTCATCGCCGCCGCATTCACTGTCGTCCTGGACCTCGATATGCAGATCCGGGACCGAGACTGGTTGATCATTCGAGGCCGCGAGTGCCGTGCGCTGGTTGGTGTGCAGCTGTCCCAGTGGGCCGACCGCAATCAGCTGGTGGTGCTGGCGCAATCAGTGAAGGGCGGTATCGGCTGATGGCACCGCAAGGCAAGTTCCGGCTGAACAAGAAAACGGTCGCCTATATCGCGAAGTACGACAAGGGCCTCGGCGCGGCGTTGGACGCGGTCGCGAACCCGGCAGCGGAGAACGCCGGCGCCACGGTCGATGAGTACGTCACCGACCGGCAAGTCCGCGGCATCTACGGCAAAAAGGAAGACCAGGCCAAACACGGTGCGGTGTCGAAAGCGTTCGGGCGCTTGGGGTTGAGGCTGCGATGAGAGAGCATGCAGATATCCGCAACGCCTTCGCCGACGCGCTGGAGGCGTTCGTGGCGCTGCCGCCGAACATTGCCCTGTTCGGTGGCGTGTGCCGGGTATCGGTTGAGGAAGTGCCCCAAGACTGGAGCCTGCGCACCGGCCCGCCGCTGGTCACCGTGCATGACGACGGTGGCCCCGAACAGTGGCCCATCAAACGCGACCCGACGATCCGGATCACGGTGCGTGCCCGTGGCGCTGATCTGGCCGACAGGGTCGCGCGCCGCGTGCACGGCTATTTGCATGACAACCGCCCGCCAGGGGTCGCGCACATTTTCCGCACCGGCGGAAGCGTGTTCATCACCGCGCGGGACACCGACACCGGCGCCGACATGGCGTCGTTCACCGTCACAGCGGCGGTGCGCACCATCGAAACCGTCTAAGAGACAAGGAGACAGCACCAATGGCTGGCAATCCCGACAATGTGAAGCTCTATACAGAGGCCGACGTACTGCTGTGGATGGGTTCGGCGGCACCGACTACGGCCGATCTGCCCGCGGCCATCACCGATCCGTTCGTGACGACCACCGGCAAGTGGGCGTTCCTCGGTCTGCTGGTGGGCGATGCGGGTATCGATACTCAGCGCGAATGGGACGAGAAGGACATCCCGGCATGGGGTTACGGCACGATCATCGTCGCCTCGAAGGACTTCAAGCTCACCCGCAAGGTGTCCGCGCTGGAGGACAACCCGGCGATGCAGCGGATCCTGTGGAACGGCTCGACTGAAACCGAAATCGTTGTGCCGAATCCGCTGTATGAGTACGTGGCATTCGAGAAGCGCACCGCCAGCGGCGAAATCCGGCGCGAGATTTCCAAGCGGCCGGCGCGCTTCTGGACGCCGAACATCAAGGACGCCGAGGGCGATGCGACTCCCCGCGAAATCGAGTGCCGGATCTTCCCGGACTCTGCCCGCAAGCTGTTCGCCGCGCAGCAGACCGCCGCATAGAAAGGGGCGCTGGAAGTGAAGACGATCGAGTTGCTTGTCAACAAGCCCGAATTCCTTAAGGGCTCAGTCATCACGGTCGACGATGTGTCGGCTGCGGCGCTGATCGAGAAGGAAGAGGCCAAGCTCTACGAGCCGACAGAGGACGGCGAAGACACCGACGCCGCACAACCGAAGGTTAAGCGGGGGCGTCGCAGCCGCGGCACGTCGCAATCGGTGAACGTGGCCGAAGCGGATATGCCGAACACCGAAGCCGATACCGGCGACGGTGTGGTCGATGGTGAAGGTGGCGGCGAAAACGTCTGAGGCTGCACGGCTAGAAGCGCTGGGCGCCACCGAAGCCGAAGCACAGTTCCGCGGCCACACCATCCGGGTTCCCTTGAACCTGGAGGTGTGGCCGCTCAATCTTGTACGCGAACACCCGTTCAACGCTGTCGATTACCTGCTGGACGGGCAGGAATGCGGACTGTACGACGACGCGACGGTCGATGACTACCGCGAGCTGTCCGACGCGCTGGCCGACGCCGTGGGGGTGTCGCGGCTGCCGGAAACACCGGCCGCGCCGGATCAATGGTTCGGTGGGATACCGACATTGGTCAACATCTTGGACCGCTTCGAGGACGACTTAGCCAGCGATCTGCGGCGTTTCTGGGGTGTGGAGTATGCCGAACGGTTCACGGGCACTTTGTCGTTGCGCCGGATATGGACCTACATTCGCCGTCTCGATCCGGCGTCTTCGATCGTGCGAGCACAGAACGGTGGCAAAGAACAATGGACAGAACTGATGTTCATTCTGGCGTCTGTATATCAGGCGCTTACAGGGGAAATCTATCCCGGTCGCCCGCTGCGGCCTCATGAGGTAGCAAAAGCTCTCGAAGCTATGCAAGCGAAAGCTGATCATGTCGCTAACTTGAAGGAACGCCAAGCCGCGTACGCCGCGAAATCGTCGCCCGCAGCGCCAGCGGTCTCGGCTATGGAACAGGCAGTAGCGAACCGGCGACACGAACTAGGAAAACGCTGAACACCATGGCCAACAACACCCGCAACAAGTCCGCAGAAACCGCCGACGACCAGACCGACCCCGACAAGGCGACCGTCGATCTGATCTGGGAGGGACTGAAGTTCACCATCCCGAAGCGCCGTGGCCGCTGGCCCGTCAGTGCCCTACGCGATTTCGCGCGCGGCCGGAACTACGAAGCCGTGGTGACCCTGCTCGGCGGCGAGGAGCAATGGCAGCAACTAGTCGAGAAATGCCCGACCGGCGACGACTTCGACAAGTTCGTCGACTACGTGCGCGACGTCGTCAAGAAGGAGTGCACGCTGTGAAGCCCGGCGCCACGCGGTATCCGTGGCGCCGAATCAGAAGCCGCCCACGCATCCGTCTGTGGGACAACCAATTCCAATACATCACCGAAATCGAAACACCTCTGTATGTCGAGTCGTGGCCGAGGTGGCTACGGCGGATTGTGCGGCACGCGCTGCACCTGAGGTAAGGCGGAAGCCACACCGTGGCGCAAGGCATGGATTTCGGGTACTACACCCTCCCCGTCATCCCGTCGTTTGTCGACATCGAATCGAAGTCGCAGACGGCGCTGAACCGCTCCGTGGGCGCACTCGGAACCAAGGTCGGTAAGACCTTCGGAAAGAACCTCGCAGACAGTGTCGGCGACTCCACGGCCCAATTAGTGCGCGCCTACGACAACGTCACCAAGGTCAAAGACAAGGCCGCTGACGCGACCGGCAAGCTGGCGACAGCCGAGGCCAAACTTCAAGAGCTGCAGCGCAAGGGTGCCGCGAACGACCGTATCGTCGCCGCGACCGAGGCCCGGAACAAAGCCCGCCGAGACGAGGCCCGCGCGGTCAAGGAAGCCGCCGCGGCACAGTCTGCGTATGACGACTCACTGAAACGGCACAACAGCGCCAAGGCGTCCAGCGATGTCGACGCACTCGGGTTCAGTTTCGAAGGTATGGCCGGTAAAGCCTCGATGGCTGCAGCGGCTCTGGGGACGGCGGTCGGCGCTGGTCTGGCCGCAGCGGCGGCAGGCGTCGTCACACTCGGCAAGGAGCTGTACAACCTCGGTGCAGAGTGGGACGACACCTTTGACAACCTGCAGATCAAGACCGGCGCAACAGGAACGACGCTGGCTGGACTCGAGCAGGCCGTCAAGAACGTAGGTGGCCAGGTACCGAACTCGTGGGGCGAGATCAGCGACATCGTCTCCGATGTCAACCGGAGCCTGCATCTGACAGGCCCAGAACTCGAGAACGTTTCTACGACCATCGCGAATTTGGGCCGCATGACCGGCGAAGCGGTCGACGTGCGGGCGCTTGGCAAGGAGTTCCGGGCGTTCGGTGTGGAGGCTAAAGACCAAGAGGCGACGCTCGATTCCCTGTTCGGCGCGTTCCAGAAGACCGGTATGCCCGTCAACGAGTTGGTGGCCTCGGTGAACAAAGCGGGCCCGCCGCTACGCGAGCTTGGGTTGTCATTCGGCCAAAGCGCGGCACTGATCACCTCCCTGGAAGAGGCGGGCCTCGACGCGGACACGATGCTCAAGGGCGGCCTGACGAAAAGCCTTGCAGCACTGGCCAAAGGTGGAAAGACGGGGTCGCAAGCACTGCAAGAGACTGTCGGCGAGATACAGCGACTCATCAACGTCGGCGACAGAGCGGGCGCGCAGAACCTGACCAACAAGTTCTTCGGGAATAAGGGCGGGCTTGCGTTCTTCGAGGCGATCGAGAACGGTCGATTGGACCTGGAGTCGCTCAACGATTCGCTGAATGTCACCGGCGTATCGATCAACAAGACTGCAGCCGAGACCGACGATTTCGCGCAGAAGTGGGACGTCTTCAAACATAAGACCCAAGCAGCGCTGGAACCGTTGGCGTCCAGCTTGTTCACGTTCGTCAACGATGGCCTTGGCTCGCTTACTGATTGGGTACAAGCGCACCAACCCGAGATCATCGGATTCTTCAGCACCGCGACGCAGGGCGTCATCCTGTTCGGCGAAACCATCCTGCGGATGTCCTCGGACGCGCTGGATGCGTTGTCGCTGTTGGTCGGTGGGCTGGGCAACACGGTCGGGTTCACCCTCAAGGCAGCCTCGGCGTTCGCGTCCCTGACCGGCGACAAGGCCGGCGCGCAACGGATGCACGACATGTCCGAGAGCGCGTTCTCGTGGGGCGAGAACATGCGCGGACTGGCCGACAAGCTCGACGGCGCCGCGGACGGCCTGTTCAACTTGCGACATCGGGTGCAGGCCACCGGCGAGGACATGGCCACGGCCGCGCGTCTTACTTCCGCGCTCGGCGATGTCACTGCGGCCCTGCCCGACGGCAAGACCATCAAGATTTCGGCGAACACACCCGAGGTTCAGGCCAAGCTCGCCGCCCTCGGCATCCAAGTGCAGGAGCTGCCCGACAAGACCGTCACGGTCACCGCGAATACCGCTGAGGGGCAAAAGATCCTGGATGCCTGGCGTAAGTCCGTTGGCAACCAGACCGCCGAAGTCCCGGTCGGCGCGGATACCTCGAAGGCCAAACAGGACATCGAAGCGATGTTCCGCGGATACGCAGCGCAAGCTCCGCAGCTGCCTGTGGCTGTCGGCCCCGCCGGTGCACCAGCGCCCGGTTCAGTTGCCTCGTTCATCCCGGCGCGGGCGACGGGCGGAATCTACGACGTGTGGGATTCGGTGGCATCTTTCGCCAACGGCAAGCTGCCCGATCAGGCCATCATTCAGCCGCCGGTCGCCGGTGCCGGGCTGGTGCAGTGGGCCGAACCATCCACCGGCGGCGAAGCATTTATCCCGTTGGACGGCGGGAAACGATCCCTGGACATCTGGCTTGAAACCGGTCGCCGTCTCGGAGCTATCCAAGGGTTTGAGGTCGGCGGTCTACGCGGCCCGGACGTGATGGCTGCGCAGTCATTTGTCGGAACCCCGTACAGCCAGGCCAACCGCAACGACTGCTCGGGAATGGTGTCCCGGGTCATCAACCGGGCGATGGGCCTGCCCGACGGCGCGCTGATGAACACGAAGAACGCCGAGCAGTGGCTCACGGCGCGCGGATTCCGGCGCGGAATCGGTGGACCCGGAACGATCACGGTCGGCTGGTACGACCACGGACCCAACCCCAACGACGGCCACATGGCGATGACCTTGTCGGACGGCTCGAATGCCGAATCGGGCGGCTCGCACGGCAACTTCCTAGTCGGTGCGGGTGCGGCCGGCGCGACCAGCCCGCAGTTCGACCAGCACATGTATCTGCCGCAGCTGTACGGGGAGGGCCCCGGCGGCATGGGCGGCGGCGGAATGCTCGCCGGTGGCGGCGGCGGATTCGGCGGGGGAGCAGGGGCGTTCGGCGGCGGGTACCAGGCGGGCCCGCCCGGAAGCACCCCCGGCTATGGGCCGGGCGGCGAACCCGGCTACTACGAGGCCGATCCGCGCAAGGTCCGCGAATCAGAGGAACGCGTTCAGGACTCCGATCAACGCGTCAAGGAGGCCGAGGCGCGGTTGCGTGAACTCAAAGCCGACGCCAAGGATTCCGAGAAGCTCGCCGCGCAGGGCGCTCTGGATAAGGCCAAACGCGAAGCCGGGGACGCACGCGCCGACCTAGAGGACGCCAAGCGCGGAAAGTTCACCGCTGCAAAGGAAGCCAAGAACGCGGGCGGCGGGAAGGGCGGCGGTGACGACGTCGGCGAGCTGGGCAAGATCTTCGGCGGCGGACTCATGGAGACGTTCGGCCTAGACGGTTCGTTCCTGCCGAACATCGAAGACCTGGGCATCGTGAAGTTGGCCAAGGCCATCATGGGCATCAAGTACACCCCGCAGGGCACCGGGTTCGCGGGCGGACTGCTCGGCGGCGCGGGCGGTGCCGGGGGCATGGGCGGTGCCGGCGGCGGCGGTGGGTTCCCGGGCGCCAGTTTCGACGGTGGCGGGGCCACGTCGAGCCTGCCGTTCGGGATGGTGCCCGAAGTGTCGTCGATGCTGCCGTCTTTGACGGGCGCTGCGGCGCATCCGGGTTCGGGTATGCCTCCGGGCGTCGGGAACGGACCCGTCGATCAGTCCGTGAATCTCACGATCAATAACCCGCAGGGTGACGAACGCTCGATCGCCGACCGCACCCGTCGCGTCCTGCTGAACACGCCGCGCCAGATGACGCACGAGCCCGTCGGCGGTGGCCGCTGATGACGAGCGCGCAACTGATCGGGCCCCGCCGTAACGTGCCGTGGTCCAAGCTGTCCGCCGCTGCACGCGGCGAAGCGGTCTCGTGCGCATGGATCGGGTCGGACGGTCGGTATTGGCCGCTCACCGGGCAACTCGCGGGCAGCGAAGGCGCATTCATCACCGGCCCGATCGACGGCATGGTGCACGTCCCGTTCGAAGGCGTGTGGACCACCCCCGCCTACGGGCCGCCCCGCTTCGAACGCACCGTCGACGGCCGACGCGAAATCTCGTTCACGTTGGGCCTGATGTCCGATTCATCACTGGGCTGGTACGACACCGAAGCCCGGTTCTGGCGCGGCTGCCGCAAAGACGCCACCGGATACTTCACCGTCACTACCCGTCGGCACGGGCAGCTGTGGATCCCGATGCAACTGCTGGAAGCGCCTAAATGCGCGCTTCCCGACGACCCCGCGCTGCAGCGCGTCGCTCTGCACGAAATCATCCTGGCCGCCGACGGTGAACCGCGCTGGCACCGTCCTGACACCGCGCCGCCGCCGTTTATCCGCCCACCCGGCGGGCCCAGCCTCGGGTTCATTCGGATCGCGAACCGATCCACCGAACCGGCGTGGCCGATCTTCTTTGTGCAGGCATCCAAGACAGCGCCGTCGAAGGTGCGTCTCGGCGACGGACCGAACGCGATCGTGTCGAGCGAAGAGAACCCGTTCGATGACTGGCCGAAATTGTCTCGGTTGTTCGGGATCCCGTTCGTCGACGAAATCCTCGGCACGTTCACCCGCACCCGCGACGCCAACATGATCGACGTTCCCGAACTGAACCCCGGGGAGCACTGCGTCATCGACACCGACCCGACGCACCGGATCGCGATCACCGCGCAAGATCCACCCGACAACCTGGTGAAAAAGTTCATCCGCAACAGCGAATTGTTGAACTGGATCCTGAGTAACTATGGCGATTCGGGGTTGCCGTTGCTGCAGCGGTTCCGCGGCCAGGGCTTCTCGGTGCCGATCCCGCCGAAAACCGTTGCCACTATCCCGGTCTCGCATAACCAGGCTGGCGGCAAGATCTGGTGCCAGCTGCCGCAACGCTTCGAAAGCGCGCTCGCATGACCGCGCCCACCCTCACTCTGGACCCCAAGACACCCGCCGGCGAGTTCACCCCCGAGCTGCGGATGCATCTGCTGGAGCGCCGCTGGGCGTACATGAACCGGCGCACCAAAGCGCCACTGGTTCGTATCTGGGACAAAGAATTCCGGTTCATCGCCCGCGTCGAGAACCTCGACAAGTGGGACTGGGAAGAGTTGGCCACCGAGGACGGCGAAGCCAACATCACATTCTCCGGTAAGGCCAACGACTGGCTCCGGGAAATCATCACCTACCAGATCGGTGACGACGAAGACATTCACATCACCATTGACCCCGACCCGGACAAGCCGCACGACTTCCGGACCCGCTGGGGCGGCAAGGTCCAGGTCATCGAGGACGACGAAGAAGCCGGAAAGGCTGCCGTCACCACCCTCAAATGCATCTCAAATCGACGCCACCTCAAGGGAATCTACCTTGCAGCCAACCCCATCTTCCCGATGGAGGTGCAGCTGCCGAAGATGTTCCTGTGGGGTGGCCCCACGATCACCACCTGCGCAACGGCCATGTTCTTCAACTGCATTCGGCTGTTCACGCTCAACGGATTCTTCCCGGTACCGCGCAACATCTTCGCCCCCGAGTCGTGGCTGCAGAACCTCTCGCCGCTGAATTGGCCGGTGCAGATCATGCCTGTGGCGGGTCTGTTCGACCAATCACGTTGGTGCACAATAGGTTCGCGCTGGAAGGACGCCCACACCGTGTTGTCGCCGGTGATGAAGGACGCCGGTGTCATCTGCCGCGCCTACACCTGGCTTCCCGGCGATCCGGCCCCGTACACGATGTTCGGCCCCGAACTCGCCGAAATCCTCAAGCCCACACGCGCATGCGTGATCCTGAGTTTCGAAGACAAGTCCGGTGTGACGGGCCCGACGGGCACCATGCTCGACGGCGCGATCAACCTGTTCGCCGCCACCCTCGATGACCTGATCACCGAGACGCTGATCCCGATCGACGCCGACCACGACGGCGAGGTCGACCCGTTCTTCCGGAAGCTGCTGCTGGTTTCCCCGAAGCCGCCGCCGTTCGTGTACCGAGACGTCGGATACGGAAACATCCGGCGCCGCAAACTGCGGATATACAAGAGCCGCGCCACAGACATCATCGTCGGCGGCAAATCGCCCCAATGGGTCAACCAGGCAATCACGTTCGCGATCCGCTACGGCATTTCCCAACTGGCCCAAGTGATCATGGGCGTCGAGGCCGCTGGCGTCGAAGGTCTGGACAACCTGTACCAAGGCCAGCTTGACGACGTGTTCCTGGCGTTCATGCGGTACGTCAACCCGATTCGGTCGGCGAAAACCGGAAGCTACGCGTTCCGTGAGTATTTCAAAAATCCGGGCGGCACCGCATACGTAATCAACGCCATCCAAGAGCTGGCGGCCGGCGATTACGAAATGAAGCCGTACCGGTCTATGAAGTTCGACGTCGGCGACGGGCAGCCCTACATCCTCGGCGAGGACTTCTGGCTCGGCGACCGCGTGTCAGCGGAAATCCGGGGTGTGGTCTACACCGACCAGATCATGGCGATCAAGGGCGAAGGTGACCGCACCACGGCAGGCCGGCCCACGGTGTCGTTCGGTGACGACTCCCGCGACGAGGACCCGGTCGCGCGCGGGTTCCGCACTATCGGCAACGTCGCGAACTTCGCGGCCCTCCTGGCAGGAAGCGGGGACATGTTCTGATGAGCAGCCGAAACAAGAAGCAAGGCAAGGTCTTCCCGAAGTTCCCATACGACCGCAAGTTCACGAAGGCTGAACTTGACGAGATCTTCGCGCGGCAGGACCGGCTGTGCGAGGGGTTCCGCGACGCTGTCGGCCCGAACGGCTGGGGACTCGGACTACCCGAGGACCATTTGCAGCTGCTGATGTTCCACGGCGCGCTGGTCGGCGCGGACGTCGACGACGAGAAGGCATTCATTCGCGCGCGGCGCCTGCCGGATCAGAGCGGGCGCCTGGTTGACGCTGTCGAGTGGGTCGTGAAGAAGGAAGACACGCCGCGCGCCCGTAGCCGGGATGCGCGCCGCGAGGCACGTGCACGCGCCAAGGAAATCGACGAGCTGGATCCCGATGTGCGCGACGCACTGATCGACATGGTCAAACGCAAAGGCCAACGCGTCTACGACCGTGGCCGCGCCGAGGTTCCGGCCGAGGACCGCGACGAATACACCGCCGACCTGGCCGACACCGACGACGAACAACCCGAAGACCTGGACGACACTAAGGAGGACATGCCGTGACGTCTGCACTGATCCCTACCGAGCCGATTTTCCTGGGGGAGAGGGTCATCCGGACCCTGTTCTATGCGGCGCCCCGCAATCCCGGCGACCCGCAAACGATCATCGGCACGTTCACGCTGATGCCCGGCGAGGACAACATCGTCTTGGACGCCATCAAGGGCGAGAAGGGTGACCGCGGCGATATGTCGCCGTTCTGGCGTCCGCAGTGGGGTTCGACGATCAACTTGCCCGTGGATCTGCCTGATGACCTCGGTGATGCTGACGCCGGAATGGCCTGGTACATCGCCGGTTACTGGCATATCTGGGACGGCAACGGCTGGCAGATCATCTTGGGCGCGATACCCGGCCCGCCCGGACCCACCCCGATCGTGCACGTTTTCGCGCGCGGTGTGGCGCCGCCGTCGGGTGGCATCGCGTATCCGCTGGAGCTGAATGTCGTTCCGGGCGGTACGGATCTGGAGCCGTCGTTCTCGATCGATGTGCCGTTGATCCCGGGCCCGCAAGGGGACAACGCCCGGATCCTGGAAGCTGAGGATTTCGTCGGCCCCATCGAGGATGGCCAGGCGCTCATCTACGACTCGACGCTGGCCAGCGGTGCGGGTGGTATCCGCGGCGGCAGCCCTGTCGGCACCCCGAAGAAGCTCAGCATTCCGGAGAACTCGTTCACCGGTGGAACCTACGGCAGTACCTGGAACATCGTTGCGACGCTCATCGTTCCGGGGCAGCCCGCCGCCTATTACCCCGAGGTCGACGGTCATCTGCGGTGGAAGCGCAGCGGCCTGTTCAACAGCGCGCAGATCGAAGTGCAGGTGCGGGCGCTACCGCAAGGCTCGACCAGCGCACCCGAGACTGGCACGCTGGTCGGCCGCGCCCTGTATGACCCCAGCACGTTGGACGCCGAAACCATCGCGCACATCCGAGAACACTGGTCGGACACGGCGAACCCGTCGCGCGCGATCAGCCCCGATTCCGGTGAAGGCCGGATCCCGGCCAACACCGACATGGTGTATTACGTGCTGCTGTACCGGATCGGTGGGTCCGGCTCGGTGGTATTCGCAACGCCCGGTGCACATCTAGCGATGACGCTGCAGCAGGTGAGCTGATGCCGCGCAGCGTCGATAAGTTCCCAGAGAAGCGGGGCGCCGGTGGTGCCTCGCTGCACAATCCGCTGCGCTCGCAGCTGGATTGGCAGTCGGCGCTCAGCGATACCACCCAACAAGCAGGCGACAGGATCCGCAGCGCGATCAACGGGGCGCTCGACCAGGTCATCGAGGTCATCTACGAGGAGACAGGACTCGACCTGTCCGTCCTGTCGGAAATCATCACGTCGCTACCAGGCGGCGGCGACCCCATGGCCGAACTGGGAGCGTTCTTCGACGCGTTGCGCGCATTCCTGCCGTTCGACCTCAACGCGCCTGGTTTCGACCCGGCTGCCGCCGCGGTGGCATTCATCCAAAACCAGCTCACCCCACAGGGGCTACTCGCGGAGCTGACAGGCGGGAAACTCAAGGCCGGGCAGGAACCACAGCTGCTGCTGAACCTCAAGGACGCCGTTGGCGGCGGCCTGAACTCGACGATCGTCGCGATCGAGAACCGGCTGCAATTCCTCAACGCGTCCGGGCAATTCCCGGCCGCGCAACTGTTCGGCAGCATCGCGGCCAGCCTCATATCCGGGGTGCTTGCCGCGGCCCAGATACCGCTGTTGGATGCCAGTAAGATCGGCAGCGGCACATTCGGAACCGGCCTCATTCCCGATCTCGATGCCGGCAAGATCATCACCGGAACCTTCGGGCTCGGCCGGATCCCGAACCTGCCGGCGGACCAGATCACATCCGGGACGCTGCTGTCATCTCTGATTCCCGGTCTAGATGCCTCCAAGATCGTGTCTGGATCACTCGGCGACGGCATAGTGCCTGGCCTCGGCCTGATCCGCGACGCGATCGGGCAGGCGATCGATGGCGGCAGCGCCACCGGGTACACGCCGGCACAGATCAAGGCGAAGCTGCAGGCATTCCCCGGCGCGAACATCGCGGGCAGTATCGCCGCATCGCTGCTGACGGGCACGCTGGGCGCCGGACAGATCCCCGGCCTGGACGCCTCAAAAATTGTGTCCGGCCAGTTCGGCACCAGCGTGATCCCGGACCTTGACGCGGCCAAGATCATCAGCGGCACACTGGGGCTGGCCAGAATTCCAGGCTTGGACGCCTCCAAGATCATCTCGGGAACATTCGGCGCGGCACTCATTCCGGGCCTGGATGCTTCCAAGATCGTGTCCGGCACGCTGTCGCAGTCGATGGTGGCCAACCTGGTCTCCGATCTTGCGGGCAAGGCCGCAGCCAGCGCAGTGCAGAACTCGTTGAACGCGATATGGCAGGGCTTCGGTGGTTCCGGGACCGCCACGGACGCGAACCTGCAGACGGTGACCGCGAACTACCAGACACGCATCACTGCCCTGGAGGGCGGCGGCACGCTGACCCGCTTCGGCTCCAACGGCACATGGACCAACCCGACACCGACAGAGCACAAAAAGATCCTGGTGCGTATCTACAACGGCGGTCAGGGTGGCGCGAAGCTGGCTAGCGCAACGCCGGGGTCTTCCAATGGCGGGCTCGGCGGCGGGTGTGTCGAGAAAGAGTTCTACACCGACGAAATCGCGTCGTCGGTGGGCATCACGGTCGGGTCGGGAACTGCCGGAGGACCCGCGGGTAGCAGTGCAAGCAACCCTAGTCTCGGTGGCACTTCGCAATTCGGCAGCCTGCTATCGGGAGCGGCCGACACCGGCGATCTAAATCTCAAGCCCGGCAAGGGCGGTGACGGCTCGTACACGGGCAGCTCAACTAGTGCCACCCCCGCTGAATGGGGGGAGGGCAACAAATATGTGGCCCGCGCCGCGAAGGGCACCACAGGTGCAGGTGCGGCCGGGGGGAACTCTCCGAGCGGGATTGCGTGCGGGGGCGCCGGCGGTGGTGGCGGTGGATCAAATACCAGCCCGGCTGGGTTCAACGGTGGCAACGGGGGAGCGCCGGGTGGTGGTGGCGGCGGCGCAGGCAAGGGAATCAACGCAACCTCGGGTGCCGGTGGTAACGGCGCCGCCGGTGCTGTCGACGTGATCACGTACTAGGCGAAAGGCAAACACCATGGGCTCAGCGGTAATCCACAACGACGTGAACCTGGATCATTGGCACCCGGTCTCGCATCTGGTGCAGCTCGACCCGCCGTTGCGGCGTTACAACCCGATGGACGGCAGCCCGCAGGATTGGGAATACGTGGTGGTGCATATCAAGTCACCCGACAACTGGCCTGGCACTGCCGGTGTCGACGTGTTCCCCAGCGACGAACACGCCGGATTCGTCACCGACACCATGGCGCCAATTTCACGGCACGAGTACGCGCCACTCAACGAAATCCTTGCCCGGCTCGGCTACGACCGCTAGTCACCAAAACCCGCACAACCACAGAAAGGCAAACTGCCATGACCGACGAACAGACCGTCCGCGACCACCCGCCACTGACCGTGAAACGCGGCGAGAATGGCGCGGTAGCAGTGCGGCGCAACACATCCGTGGACGATCCGATGGCCTGGGGTGTCATGACCATCGACGCCGGCGGACACTACGCCAGCAGCGTCGAGGTCGACGACTGGCCCGTCATCTCTGGACCGCCCTCATGATCACGGTTGGCAAGGTCGGCGCCGCATGCGGGGTGATCGCGATCGCCTCCGCTGCCTTGACGTTCGTCGTCGCAACCCGAATGGCACCTGGCGAGCGCCAGCAGGATCCACGAATCACCGAGGCACGAGGCCGGTTCGGCTGGTGACGCTGCGCGGCATCAACACCTGCGCGCAACTACCGTCCGAAACGGAAAGCGAGACACCATGAAACCTGCCACTGAAGACCAGGTAGCCCAGATCATCATCGGCGAAGCCCGGCGCCGCGGACACACCCGCGATGAGTGCTTGGCTGAGTTGTCGACGCTCTATCAGGAATCCGAATTCGACGAGACGGTCTGGGATTCGACGCACACCACTTACGGTGTCGCGCAACAGGACGCCAGCTACGTGCACCGGTTCGACGGTGCCGCGGCACAGATCAAGGCGTTCTTCGACAAGCTCGACATCTGGCGCCGCAAGCTCGGTGCCAGCAGTGATATCTGGCTGAATATCGCGTGGATGCAGCAGCGCCCGAACTGGAAGAGCGCGCAGTACTGGTACGAGCACGGCCGGCGCGCCTACCTCACCGAAATCAAGTCCCACATCGCGACCGTCACCCCCTATCTGAATAAGTACTGGCCCACCACCACTGGAGGATCCACCGTGCCCGCGACCGACAACCGCCCCGATTTCAATGAATTCGGGCTCTACTCGCCGAACAGTCAGATCCGCAGCGGCACCAAGATCGACGCATTTTTGCTGCACACACAAGAAGGTGGCGGGGGAGACTCGGCGGCCGAGGATCTGGCGAAATACCTTGGCAACCCGGCCAACCAGGTGTCCTACCACTACACGCTCAGCCAGGCATCCGATGGCGGCGTGACCGTGGTCGACGTCGTGGACACCGACAAGGCTTCATGGTCGGTGCTGTCGGCCAACAATCGCAGCATCAATCTGTGCTTCGCCGGATCGCGCGCGAGCTGGACGCGCGAGCAGTGGATGAAGCAAGCCAACGCCCTCGATGTCGCCGCCTACCTGGCGGTGCAGGACTGCGAAAAGTACGACATCCCCACCAAGGTCATCGCACCGCCGTATACCGGACGCATACCCGGTATCAGCGATCACCGCTACGTGACAAAGGTGCTCGGTGACGGCACCCACACCGATGTCGGCGATGGGTTCCCCTGGGACTACTTCACTGAACGCGTCGCGTTGTGGGCGGGAGGCGCACAGAGCGCACCGCCCGTGCAGGAGCCCAGGCGGTTCCCGAAGGATTACAGCGACCGCGAGCTGCACGAGGCTATTGCCGTTGATGTCCGTGAAATCCGCGCGCAGCTCGGGGCCGGTCTCGACCAGTGGGGCGAGGACGGCGACCTCGGACGCAACGCTCAAGGCCAGCGCCGCACGCTGCGCGCCGGCCTGGCCGCACTCATGCGAAAGGTCGGGGCCTGACATGGCCTGGCAACAGCCGCAACTGGCCGATCCGCCCATGGGGCCGACCGATGAAATCCGCAAGCTGCAACGCCGTCTACTGTTCGCGTACGCCACCAACAGCGGTGCGCACGAAGAGGGCGTGATCGAGTCCGGTGTCTTCGACGCGGCGACCGATCGTGCCCTGCGCAACATTCAACGTTGGCTGGCCGAGCACGAAGACCCGAAGTACAACAGCAAGCCTGGGGTGCTCACCTACGACTGCAAGACCCGGCTCGGTGTCGTGCTCGCAGCTCCCAAGCCGCCGGCGAAGCGGTTTGTGCAGCAGGGCGTCGGGTTCTCCACCGACGCGTTCCTGATGGGCGATACCACCCACTCCTACGTCGATGCCCGCACCGAAGGCAGCGCCGAGCTGCTGCGCCTGGCGCTGCCCATGGTGGGGGTGCCGAAGGTGTGGATGGGCTACAGCATGGGCGATGACGTGGTGAACACGGCGCTGCTGCAATGGCCCGAGGATCGGCGCGACGAAATCAAGCTGATCATCGGTTTCGGTGGCCCATCACGGCGGCCCGGCCCAACCCTGCTCGGCAACGATCCGGGCGGGCAAGGTATCTCGGGGGTGTTCGGGCCGGACTGGGCTGCCTCGCGTACCTACCAGTTCACCCACGAAGGCGACATGTACCCCAACGCCGTCGGCCTGCTGCCGTGGCTGTACCAGATCCTCACCCGCATGGAAACCTCGCTCGACTTCGCCGCCTACCTGTTCAACCTGTTCATCTCCACCGTCGGGAAACAGCTACTCGGACTACTGGCCTCGGCGCTTCCGGGCGCCGGCGCGCTGTCGACGGTGGCCGCCCTGGTCACCACAGGTCCGACAAACCAGATCGGTGGCCAGATACTCGATGTGATGAAGCTGTTCGCGCTGCTGCCGCAGATCATCCAAACCATCGCCGCTGCACTCAAATTTGTGCAGACTAACGCGCACTACCACTACCACGACCAGCCGCAGCCGTTCTGGCGCGGGCTGAGCGCCGTGGACTGCGCCGCGCAGATCATCACCGAGAAGGTCCAGAACGCAACGGTGTTCACCGTGCCCGGCACCGTCTCATGGTGGAACGACGGCCCACCGGCCTGGACCGCGTGGAAACTGCCCTAACACAACTGCAATAGGAGAAGGAACCTACCGTGTACACCCTGGCGTTCTGGAAATCACTACTCGAGCGTGCTGTGCGCGCTGCCGCGGCGGCGCTAATAGGTGTGTTCGTCGGCGGTGTCACTGTCGCCACTGTCGACTGGCGATTCGCCGCGGCGTCGGTTGTCACCGCCGTCGTTGTATCGGCATGCAGTTCGCTGCTCGCCAGCTTGCGTGTCGACGAGCCTGACGGACCACGCACCACAACCTTCCTGACCAGTGGCGGCAGTCGGTGAATTGGCTCAACCCGGCCATGTGGGACGGCATCGGCATCGTGTCGTTCCTGATCGTGTTCGTGGCCGCGTTCGTCACGGCGCAGTTCCGCGGCTGGATAGTCCTAGGCGTGCATCACCGAGAGATTATGGGGCAGAAGGACCGAGAGATCACCGCCCTAGAGAAGCGGTCCGGTGAAGATGCCGAAAGTATCGCGAAATTCGCGGCCACGGCGGCGCGTTCCACCGTCGCCGCCGAGGTGCAGCAATCCATCGTAGAGGCGATCCGCCAACTCGCGCAGGAGCGCACACCATGACGTGGTGGCAGCGTGAGATCGCGACCGCCCGGGAGCGTGCGGACCGCGCCGAGCAGGAACAGGAGAACGCTGTGCAGCGGCGCAAGGAAGCCGAACGTATCGATGAGCGCGCCCGGAAAGTCGAGACGGCGTTGCGGAAGGAATTGCAGCTCAACGGTTTCACCGAGGCGCTGCGCAAGATGCTGATCGGTGGTGCGGCATGAGCCGGGTCGAACTGTTGGCGAACGCGGCTCTTTGCGTGCTGGCCGTTCAAATGGTCGGCTACACCGCTACCTACATGCTGGGCTCCCGCGGGTGGTGGCGCAGCGGCCTCGGGAAAACCTATGCCGTTAAATCCGTGCTGCTGACGTTGGTGCTGATCCAAAACGCGGCCAGCTCGCTATCGGATCAGGACTACCCCGGCCGCAGCGGTGTGCGTCTTGCCGTCTACATCGGCGGTGTCCTCGCCGTACAGGCACTCTGGATCATCCTGCGCCGTTTCCAACGGCAAGGAGCTGTCAACCAGATCAACACGGAAGACGCAGGCAACTCCGATGACTGACTTCGCGGACATTCCTTGGTTCAAATGCGTTGGCCTGTACGGCAACATAGTCCCCGACACCCTCGACAGCGGCTACCGCCCAGACCATTTCAAACCGTGGGGCGCGGTGACATTCACGCCCCGGATCGCGGGCCCTGACAACAAGCTGGACCCACCAGAGCCGCAGTTCCGGCTGACCGCACACACACCGCCCATCACGCTGCTACTCGTGCCGTTCGACGCCAGGATCGAAAACGGGGTGTTGAAGCTGCCGCGCCTCGACGCGCCGGCAGGGGAGAACCCAACACCGACCGAAATCGATCAGCAGCGCGCCAGCGTCGGCCTGGACATGCTCGCGAATTCACCTGCCCTGCAACTGGCATCGGGATACAAGCTGGTCTACCAAGTGCAGTTCGGGACCATGAAAGTACTGGGCAAGGAACACACCTTCGAGTCGTTCTGGTTTGTCGCGCCGACCATCAGCGACTTCACCACCGAGCCCACCTGGACACCGCCCACGGTCGACCTGACAGTCGTCGAACGATTCACGCCGGTGATGTAGAGGCCGGAAAATATACCGGCATTTATACCAACTGCGGGGCCGGTTCGGCCTCGTGTGGGTTGTCGATCCAGTCGGACGGATCGAGGTGTGTCCATTGGCCGCTGGGGTTGTCGCCCTCGGCGATTGCCTGCTCATCGGTCACCGGCGCCGGGTAAAAGTGGATCGCGCCGTCGCAGGTGACGCATGTACCTGTCTTCTGAAAACGCTTGATCGCGGTCATCACCCAATGGTGAACCATCATCCGGGCGTAATCTGCACAGCGTGACTGAGGATGTAGCTGCGGCCTATCAAACGCTCACTGACTGGATGAATGACCACCGGAGTCGTGGGGTGTTCATCAACGCAGATTTCGCGCCCCGCTGAGGAAGCCGAGCAGTGGGTCGAAGACTGAACGGACTACAGCTCCTCACCGATGTCGGGAAGCAACGCGATATCTTCCGGCGTCTTATTCCTTCGAAACATACTGGCTGTATCTCGGACACGTCGCTTTCCCCATCCGGGATTTAATCTTTCCATCATCTGATACTCGGAATAGAACAAATCGGCCCTATTACCCGTGGATCTCGATGCCATACTAAAAACTATGCTATTGCTGTACCAATAAAGAACGTCATCAAGGTCGCCCACCCTGTCAAAGGCCAGCTGACCTCGCTCGTAGTATGCGTAATGGTAGAAGCCGTTTTCGTCGATGAAAATATTGTAGTCATCGTTCGTCCGGATGACGCCGACAGATAAAGGTTCGACACCTAGCTTTGCTGCTAGCCGATCTACCTCGGACTGCAATGCTCGCGCTTTATCGTCCAAGGGGTGGGCCGTCCTCGGTCATGTATGTCTACCACCTACAGTTTTTCGCCTATGTCAGGAAGCAGCGCGATGTCCTGCGGTTGACCGTCGCGGAACAGTGCGGCTAGCTCGCGCACCCGCCTTTTTGCCCAGTCGACATTGAACTCGCTGAGCCAGTCGTACTCGTATTTGAATCGGTCTCTGCGATCCCCAACGCGCCTGGCGGCTTGTCGCCTGACAACGTCTCGGGAGTACCAATAGAGCAAGTCGTCTAGGCTGCCTACGTTGTCGAACCCGAGCTGTCCTCGCTCGTAGAAGGTGAAGTGGTAGCCGTCCTCTGCCACAAAGACATTCAGGCCATCCCTCGTCAGCAATCCGACAGGCATGGGGCTAACCCCAAGCTTCTCCGAAAGCCTGTCAATTTCTCCTTGCAGTGCACGAGATTTATCGTCCAAGGGGCGGTCCATACTCATCTAATATCCCTCTGTCGAGCAATTCGGCGACGCTCGGCCTTACGCCGTCTGGTCCAACGATCATGTATTGGGTTGCTCCGGGTGATGGTGTCTGCCCATAGAACGGCTGCACGGGTCCTTCAACGATCTGCCAGCCTGGGGGCAATGGATGACCAGTGACCATGTACCGGTTGTAGGCGCCACCTACGGCTTCCGGCGCGAGCGCACGGTCCGTGAATGATGCGCCATCGGGGGCAAGGTAACGACCCCCTTCATGGCCGAATCTGTCAATGATGGTTCCCGGTGGCAGTTGCGCCGGTTGTGGTGTGTAGCCGGGCGGAAATCCGTCATTGCCCGGATAGACACGTGTTTCTGGTGTGCCGTATTGGGTTTCGAAGTCTTTCCATGGAATGCCGCCTGTGGCGTTCCAGTCCTGTAACAAGGCTCTGGGTGCGCCGCCTTCGGTGATGAGTTCGGCTGGTAGTCCGGCCCTGACTGCGGCGCCTTCGCCACCGAGGATGAGACCGGGTACAGCCTGAGCCGCTATCGCCGATTGTTCCCCCAGGAAGGCTTTGGGGTTGTCGATGAGTCGGTGGGCGTTGTCGATTCGTTCGGGGCTAATTTCGGTGGGATGGGCTAGCTCGCCGAAACTGTTCTTGAGGCCCGTGCCAGCGTCTCCCCAGGCGTCTTTGAATTCTCCCAGTCCGTTGGCCCCGACCATGTCTTGAACGCCTTTGATGCCCCTGTCCCAGGAGTTGTGGAACGCCTCGCTGAATGACTCACGGGCGCGCTCTGGTGGTGGGCCGGGTTCGGGTGTTGCGACCATGGGGCGGTCCTGTTGGGCTCCCTTGATGGCCTCGGACAGCTTGGCCTCTACCTGGTCGGGTGGGTACTGCGTGGACAAGGCGCTGCGGAACTTGTCAATAGCGGCCTTGCCCTGCGGGGTGTTGGGGTCCAGCTTGGGTGCGGGCATCGTGCGCGCATCTGGTGGTGGTGGCGGCTTGTCCAAAGGGCTTTTGGGCTCGTTAATACCCATCACGCCCAGGTTTCCGGTCAGACCGCCCAGCCTGCTCGGATCAACGGGCGGCTTGTTGCCAGGAGAGGGCGGACCGAGCACGGGTGCGTGTGGATCGGTGGCGGTAGCGGCTGCGGCCTGTGTGGTGGCCGGGTCGGTGGCCTTGGGGTACATCTCCTTGTAGTTGACGGTGGTGGCGTTCGGGTCGCCCGCTGTCGGGGCCACAGCGTCGCGCAGGATCTTGCGTCCATCGACCAGGGCGGTTTTAGGGTTGATGCAGCCGGTGATCTTCTGGGCTATGGCGTCGGCCTGGGCCTTGAGGGTTTGACAGCCCTTGTCCCACTGGGCGACATACCCTTTGACTTGGCGCTCAATATCGGCCACATGTTCGCGGTTGCTCGCTATCGACTCATCGCTCTCACCCTCGGCGGGGTGGTAGGCCATGTTGTAGTTCTGGTCGATCGAGACACCCTGGTCCTTGTGCGCCAGCACGCTCTCGATGAGACGTTGGCCATTGACCAGGGGCTCGACCACCTCGTATTGGATGGTGGCCGCAACGAGTTTTCCGCCGTCTTCGGCGGCGTCGTCGGTGTTGTCCGAGCCGTGGCAATCGGTGGATGCTGTGTCGTAGGCGGCGTTCGAGGTGCGCCCGGTCCATTCCGTGCCATTAGGGGCCCCGACCCACCGTTTGTATTCGTCGTAGGTCTCTTTGAACTCCCGGGTTTGCGGACGCCAGGTGTCCACCACCGCCATGTAGTCATTGGCTTTCTTGGACATGAACTCATCCAGCGGTGTCACCACGAGTGCCCCCTATACCTGCTTCGGGGGCTGATAGATGCTGGGCAGATTGCCGTACCCTGCCGCCAGTGAACTCTCCGTGATCGCGAAAGCCTGCTGGGCCTCATCGGCGAAATCAGCGATCGCATTCAGGCGCGCGGCCCCGATCCGCTTCACATCCGCGATGGCCTTGGACACCCCATACAGTGCCGCCAACCCCGGATCAGCGCCAGCCGGGGCCGCAACACTGGCCGCAGTGCTCCGTGTGAGCTGATCAGCCAGCGTCCGCAGATGCGGGCCGAGCTTGCCCAACGCCGCAAGGTCAACCTTGAGAACGTTTTCATCGCCCGACACGACGCACCCCCTCAGCAAAGCTGCAATTTGGGGAGAGACTACAGGCTTAGTGAATTTGGTACACGTGAACCCGTTTGGGTTTGGCAAGTCGAAGTTGGGGCGTGCTCGCACGCTCCCAGCCCCAGGGGGATGTGCAGGGCTGTTGACGTGGTCAACAAGTCGTTGAAAACCCGCAGGTGGCGGAAACGGCCGAAAATCGGCGGCAGTCACTTAAACCCATTTCAGGCCACATAACTGCAGGTCAGGGTGGGGTTCAATTCCCGGCAGCTCCACGGAAAACGGCAGGTCAACCGGTAGATTTTTACCGGATGGCCTGCCGTCAACAGTTTCGTCAACATATTATTGATTGCGTGGCATCAATTCGCACGCGATACCGGGGCGACGGCAGCCCCTATTTTTCGGTCCTGTACCGGCTCGACGGCAAGCAGACCTGCCTGTCAGTTAACGATCAGCAGGAAGCCGAGTACGCCTGTGAGCTAATGAACCGCCTCGGTCCGGCGCGGGCGCTGGAGATACTGAAAGTCAGCAGAGCGCCCCGCACGAAGCTGACCGTCGACGGATGGATCCGGCACCACATCGACCACCTGACAGGCGTCGACAAACGCACCATCGAGGACTACAACCGGTACCTGCGTAACGACATTGGGCCTGTGCTCGGACCGGTCCCGCTGGATGACCTCACACGGGACGACATCGCGGGGTGGGTGCTGCAGATGCAGGACGATGAAGCCAGCCCGAAGACCATCGCGAACAAACACGGCTTCCTGTCTGGGGCGTTGGCCGCCGCGGTGACGGCCGGGAAGTTGAAAGCCAACCCGGCTGCGGGTATCCGGTTGCCGCAGAAGCATGCCCAGGAGATGGTGTTCCTCACCCGCGATCAGTTCGCCGAACTCAATGACAAAGTGAGCGAGCCTTGGCGCCCGTTCACCGAGTTCCTCGTCGCGTCGGGGTGCCGATTGTCGGAAGCTACGGCGCTGCGACCCGACGACGTTGATCAGGCTGCGGGCACGGTCCGGATTTGGCAGGCGTGGCGACGCGGCGGGGGAGGGTATCGCCTCGCACCACCGAAGACGGCACGGTCGAAACGAACAATCAACGTGGGCAAGGGGACTCTGGAGAAGCTGACCTACTCGGGAGAGTGGTTGTTCACAAACCCTGGGCGCGGCCGGCGCGCTGAGGGTGGCCCGGTCCGGCCGCCGAACTTCCGCGCCAACGTCTGGTGGCCGGCGGTGCAGCGGGCCGCGTTGCCGCAGAGTCCTCGTATCCACGACCTGCGGCATACGTGCGCGTCATGGATGATCCTGGCAGGCGTCCCGCTGCCGGTTGTCCAACGCCACCTCGGGCACGAGTCCATTCAGACGACTGTCGACCTGTACGGGCATATCGATCGGGCGAGCGCCGAGGCCGCCGCAGACGCAATCGCGAACATGCTCACAGGGTGAAGGGTGTCAAGCGTCCTCGCGGAGCGCATGTGAGATCTGGTCCCACATGCCGGTGTCTGGGATTCCCGTCGGGATCATGACCGCGGGTAGGCCGACCTCGCGTGTGAGGTCGGCTAGCGCTCCGCGGATGTATCCGAGTACGTAACCGATTCCCTCGCGGGTAATGAACTCTGCAGCTTCGTCAGGATGCAGCTTGGCTTTTCTGTCCGTGAATGTAAACGCTACTTCGCACGTCAGACCTATAGACACTCTCGGCTCGTTGAGCGTGAGGTCTAACATCACTTCGACTCTGGCCGATGGCTCGTCGTCGCCAACGACGTTCGATGAGACGGCGACCCCAACCGCCAAGCCCTCAGGTTCGTCCGGTGAAGGCTTCCATGCCTCGGCCTCTGCGCCGAAGCGTCGTCGCACTGATCTCTCGTGCCAACGGATCGTCGCTCCAGTTGGAGTTACCGATGAACCTTCCATGCTCAGCAAGAGGCTGGCGACGTGGTGCGATCGACGGTTCTCAGCTGGGTTTCTTCGTCATCTGCAGGGGTCTCGTCGTCGCTGATCCACTGGGCGTACCCTGCTCGGACGAGACGTCTGTGCTCGTCCTCCCACTTCCGGACTTCGACACGGAAGACGGCTGCGACAGCTTTCGCGTAGCGACGGATGGTCGACATCGTCGGGTTGGTAGAACCGCTTTCCAGACGCGACACCTGTGCCGGATCTACTCCCATCGTCTCCGCTACATCGCTGATGCTTAGACCACGTTCAACGCGCACGTTGCGGAGTCCGAAAACTAGCTTGAGCTGCTCGTCTGCGACTTCCATGCCCACTCGGTCAGCGCGCGTAGGGTTCTGTATCCCCGGAAACATATCCATCCCCATCGCTCGCCCTCCTCGATCTGTGCGCCGGCTGCCTCTTCCGCAAGTATGAACTGCCTACATGCGATATAACGCAAAATTGGGTTGTTTCGTTCCGAAAGCTATCAGGGCTCGTCCCATTTTCTCCACTTGGAGGGCCTGTTGATGCACCAATTGATACCCGAATGCATCGCGTCTCGTATGGCGACGGTCTGTTTCGAGTGGTCGCTGTCCTGCGCGATGACGGGTTTCGAACTCCCGCCGCACCCCAACACGGTGTCCGTGGTTGCGGTCCATCGCGGACGGGCTTCTATGAAGTAGATCCGGTACAGCGACCTTTGGTCATGGGACTCTGCGTAGAGTTCGCCTGTCCAAGGCATCGGCCTGTCGTTGTCGTCGAAGCCGTGTTCGGCGAGGTTCTGTACGTCTTTCCCTACCGGACAACGATGTGTCGGTGGTCCGTTTCGGCTTGGATCATTGTTGTTGGCGGACGGTGGGAGCCCGTTGTTCCAAGCCCATCTCACAAGCGCCCAGAGCTGGTCGTATGCGCTGCTGTCCTCAGCACGGATTTGAGACAGAGCTTCGCTTCCTTCAAAGGTCCACTGCCATACGAAGTTTCCCGAATGGATCCGTGAAGCAAGAACTCTCGGATCAGGTGTCTGGGAGGTCACCTCGTAACCCCACTGCTCGGAGTCGCGATCTGAATCCCCCTGTCATTCCGCTTGTTTGTCCCGGGAGTTTATGTGATCGAGGGGAGTGGTCATGGCTGTTTTTGATTCGGATATGAAGGCCCCTCCGTAAGAGAGCGAACGGAGGGGCCTTCTGCTGCGCGCGCATCTCGACAGTACGACGGCCGGCCGCGATCACAAAACGTCTATCCACAGGTTTCGGAGCGATTCCCATTGCGGGCTGGGCGCCATGTACCAGACTGTTTCGCATGCCGAACGTCGAGGTCAATGGCCAGTCGATTCACTACACCGACAGCGGCGGGGATGGGCGGGTCATCCTGGCGACGCACGCGACGCTCATGGACACTGTGTCGCTGGAGCCTCTGACTGACCGGCTCGACGACTACCGGGTGATCGCGTTCGACCTTCGCGGCCACGGCAAAACCGTGTACGACAAGCAGCCTTACGACTACCTCGATGTCGCCGATGATGCTCTGGCGCTAGCCGATCACCTCGGTATCGATACCTTCACGTTCCTCGGGGAGGGGCAGGGAGCAGTGGTTGCGCTGCGTACAGCGCTCAAGGCACCTGCCCGGGTCGAGCGGCTGATTCTCATTGGGCCTACGGCGGATGCGGCTTCGGTCAGCGAGAACGCGGCGCTGGATGCGTCCATGGATGTGTGGTGCACGTATGGCCCTGATCCGGAGGTGTACCACCTGGTGGCGCAGTACGCGACGGGGACGCCCGAGGCGGCGACCGCTCTGCTGGAACGCTGGCAGGCGTCAGCGTGGCGTGACTATCGGCCGGCGGCCGATGCCCTCGCTAGCCGTACGCGGTTCGTTGACGAGCTTCACGCCATTACCTGTCCGACGCTCATTGTGCACGGCAGTGGCGACTTCTATGTGTCGATCGAGTTCGGGCGTGAGGTCGCCGAAAACCTCGGCGGTCCAACTGAATTCGTAGAGCTGGCGACTGAACGGCAAGCGATTACCGTCGCGTTCGATCCGCGTGTGGGTGACGCGGTGCTCAGCTGGCTTGACGGTCAGTAACTGCGCCGAACAGCAGAACGCCATCGTGCATCGACGAACGCCACGCGCGCATATCGACGGTGACGATGTCGGCGGTATCGAGGTCGCGGAGCACCCACGGCCGTGTCGCGGGGTCGATCGGGATGATCTGCGAATCCCATTGCCGCTTAAACACTTTGATAGGCATCAGGCTACGCACGACCGACTGTAAGCCGAGGTCGGTGGGTGCTGCGGCCAGGCCGAATCGCAGCAGGCCAACGCACCACTCGGACGTTTCGTCCCAGTTCTGGATGACGTCGAGGGCCTTGGTGGAGTGGTAGTGCCAGTGCACCAAATTGGGTGTGATCCACACGCCCTTAAACAGGCGCATGAATTCGTCGTTGGCCTCTTCGACGGTCCACGCCGCGCTCATCCAGGCGGCTGGGTGAGGGTTGACGGCCTGCAGGTATCGCCGGATGTCTGATATCGGCATCGCGGTCTCCGCGGTCATCTTGCCCCCGAGTGCATAGAGGTAATGCGTTTCCCATGACGATAGCCTCAGCGCTTGCGCGATCGCAGTGAGCGCGGTGGCCGGCGGGGTATGGCTGTTGGCTTCGACTTGCCGCATCCATGAAGCGGAGTAGCCAGTTCGATCGGCTAACTCTCGTTGGCTTATACCAGTTCGGGCGCGTGCTGCGCGGACGAATGACCCAAGATCATTGCCCGCGAACACACAAGAAACGTAGACGCTCAACGATCTTGACGCTTGTTGTTTGCCGGTGATTGAGTTGGTTTTCAGCCAGCTCACAGGGTCGGGGGACTCGGCAGGGAGGGTGATGAAGATGTCTAGCCCATGAGGCGCCAGTAGCCAGCCAGCGCGGGACCAGCCCAGAATTTTTGGGGTGAGAAGCCCCCTGCAACCTGTGATGCACTAGATGGGTGACGACGAAAACCCATCCGCGAGAGTGGTGGTCAGATCTTGCAGGCCGTCCATACGGTGGTCTACATGCGAGAAAAACACGGAGCACTGAGTTATCCACAGGGGGTGTGTCGCGGAACGTCATTTCAAATCCGTGGCAGCGTTTCCCGTATGAGTACAGGAGATCCCAATGGGGGCAAGCGCCCAGCGACGTGGGCATTCGCTCTGAACATCGACACACCGATGGACAGGGTGAACTTTGCGAAACGCCGCGCCAGGTCACGCCGTGGCCCTGTACGGGCGCTGCCCCTTGCGGTCGTCGGAACCGTGTCGGAAACTCGTGCGGGCGATCTCGGCAGCGCGAGCCAAGGTGGGCGTTAAGTTCGAGCTATATCAGTCCGAATGCGTGTCGCGACCACAGAACCGTTATCGGTGGGAACCTTTAACCGTTCAGGTTCGCGAAAACCCATGCGACGATGAGACGAGCAAGGAAGGCGGTTGTGAAAAATGGCTGAAATATCGGCAGCGGCAAGGGGCTTTGGGTCCCTACGATTGACCCGTTCGCTGGAACTGGCGGGATTCTTGGCGTGTCTCGCGAGTGAGTAGACAACCCCGGATGCCGGGTAGACGATTTACCTAGACATATAGCGGATGCCCCCAGCCATGCAGGGCCAAGGGCATCCATCGACCGGAACCTCTCGAAAGGATCAGTCAGTGGAAAATGATAGTGCAAATGACACACCCGGCACAGACCGTAAACACTTGGATGTGTATTTCGGTCAGTCTAGTGCCAAGGCCGACGCCATCATCTGGCTTGGTGCAGCGCCGTCCGGGCTCTGGACGGAGGCGCAGTGGGCCAGGGCTGCGGACCTATTCCGGTGCTTTGCGACCGAGAATGTCGTCCTCCACGGCAGTAGTTAGGCTGTGGGCCCGCGACATCCCTGGACGTGAAGACCGACCTGATTCCACCCAAGCGTCGTGGGCATCGTGGTGGAACTCTGAAAGCGCACGTAGCGACGCTTGTGCCTTCCGGAGTTTGGTGATTTCTTCCTTGTTCGGGGCCGCCGGTAGCAGGGTATCGATGAAATCGATCAACTCGTCGGAGAATTCCCAACCCACCTCGAACAAGGGTAGTGCTACGTCGATCTGTTGTTGGGTGGCATGCAGCTCTAAATCCTGCATCCGGGTCACAATGTCGCGCGCGGCGGCGTCGAAGTTGTCGATTGCGCGTAGCACTGCACCAACCATGTCGACTGTCACTGGCTCCCCGCGCCTTGTCGCATTCGGTATCGCAGCCGTGCGTTTCGGGATGTCGTCGATCGCGGCTTCATAAGCAGCGATCAACCTCGCTGGGACTGCGGCTCTGACGAAGTCCGGCATCGAAGGCGCCTCGGCTTCGCCCAGCATCCATGACTTCGCGAGGTTGGGGTCGTATCCATCCTTGTCGTCTTGCGAGTCTGGTTGTGACGGGCGTTTTGAGGACTCAATCTCGACCGTCCGGATAACGCCGTCGAAAACCACCATCTCCGAGAACTCGCGACGGTATCTGGTTTGCGCGGCCTCGTATTCGGCAGGAGACAGCGACAGTTGCGCATGAAGATCAGGATCGCCGCCCTGATGCGGCGTTGACAGCCGGGCCGCGAGGTACTGCACGTACGCGGCATCATCGACCTCCGAGGGGAAGGCGGTCAGCGGGCTGTCAGTATGGCCGAGGCTCTGCTTCGCTTGATCTATGAGCGCCCGGTGCCTGCGCTGCTGCTGAGCTCGACGACGCATCTCTGCGTAGTGCTCATTGAGGGACTGCGCAACGATGGCTGCGGCGGGCTTGGGGGCATCTCTCGTGAAGGTTGCCCGCCTCGCCAAGATGTCCTCCAGCGCGATCGATAGGTGACGTACCCGGTCACGGCCAGTGAGCCCAGCTTGGTCGATTCGGTCCTCTTCATCCATGAACTCGTCGAGCACCCCCAGCTCGGTCGCGCGCCGAATGGTTTGTGACCAAGTGCGCGTGTCCAACGCATGTGTCACCCGCTCGATACCCACTACACCAACCACGGCGGCCTCAACCCGCCGAACGTACGCGCTGACATCTGGATCACCCTTAGCCGCTGCCAACGCCTGTCCCTCAACCACGAGTTCAATGAGCGGTGCGTGTTCATCGCCGGCTAGCTCGCGGTCGTGTTTGGCATAGATTTCGATCAATTTGCCGAGAGCTGATTCCAGCGAAGACGACTTTGTCGTAGGCATCCCGCCTTTCAGTGCCGTATCAACCCCGCCCGTCTCCCATTCGACGGCCCGCTCCAGGTCGCGGCGCTTGCTCGGACTCAACGACGTTGCCCGCCGGTTGATGATCTCGCGCACTTTGGCTGGTGATGGCCCTCCACGGGCCTGAATCTCAGACTGAGTGAGGTTCAGTTCTGAGATTCGATTTTCGAGCACCTCGGCGAGGTGCTCCCAGTCTTCGTTTGACATACGGCCAGTGTCTCGCAACAGGGCATGACAGGTCTAGCGACACATAGACAGGTCTAGCGCTGGACTTATTCGAACATCGCTAGTTACACGTCTGTCATTCTGCAGATAAACCTCAAAAATCGACAGATTTAGCGCCATACCCCTTCCGCCTGTCTGAATCTGTCGCTATAGTTAGCGCTATGATCGATAAAGATGGCGCTCAGGTTGCGGGCCCTCAGATCCGCATCCGGGCGTTGCGTGAAGCGCATGGGCTCTCCGTCAGTCAACTTATTGAGCGCATCGCGGCGGAAGGCGTAGATGGCGTGCATCCGGACACAGTCAGGAACGTTGAACTCGGCTACAAGCGAGCGAGCAAGCCTCTCCTCACGGCTTGGGCAAAGGCTCTTGGGCTGAGCCCACTCGATGTGTGGCAGCCGGAGCCGTTGAAATCTTCGCGGGAACGGGTGGCCTCATGAAAGGCGAACTGGTTCGCGTGCCAGTGTCTGGCGCTGACGACCTTCTGGCGATGCAGGCCGACGGCCTTCAGTGGGCGTCGCTGCGCTTCATGTGCGATTCGCTGGCAATAGACTATGTGACGCAGTTGCGGAAGCTTAAGGCCAGGTCATGGGCAACCATAGGCCAGAAGCCTACAGTTGCTGCAGACGGCAAGACTCGCGACATGGTGATGGTGGACAGCAAGACCATCCCAATGTGGCTCGCCACCATCGACGAGAACCGGATTGCCGAAGATGCCCGCCCCAAGCTCATCGCATATCAGCGTGAGGCCCGCGACGCACTCGACGCCTACTTCAACAAGCGGGTCGTCGCCGCGCCGCCGGTCAATCAGTTCGACGTGCTTCGCGCTGCCATCGATCAGATCGAGGCCGCTCAGCGCGACGCGACCCTGGCCAAGGAAATCGCTTCGCGAACCGAGGCCCGCCTCGACGCGATCGAGGGCAAGCACGACTGGCTGTCGGCGCTCGGGTATGCCCGCCAGGCCGGGTTGCCCACGCATACGCGGTACCTCCAGAGATTAGGCAAGGCCGCTGCTGCCATTGCTCGCGCTCATAGCGTTGAGCCGAATCCCGTCCAGCACCAGCTGTTTGGTGTCGTCAACAGCTTCCCCGTCTACATCTGGGACATCGCAGCCGAGGGGTTCGACGCATGAGCGGCCTCGGCGAGGCGAAGGTGGCCCAAGCCCGCCTAGGGCTTGCGCAATGGCACGCCCGCTTCGAGTATGCGCGTCTCAAGGTTGACCAGGCGCGCCTCAAGCTCCAGACGCTCAGCCCTGTTGTCGATGATCATCGCTTCGAGGTGGGTAACCGCGAGCGCGAGCGCGAACAGAGCCTCGTCGATGTCATAGGTGCCGTCTCCGCCCACCTGGAATGCCTCGGTCAGGTTGGTGATCAGCTCGCCGGTCGGCGAATCGTCAGGGGCGTCCATCGCCAAGATGTCCCGAAGTGGCATCGCAAATCTCCTTACTTTGCACGGGCGGTCACCCGTTATGTAGCCGGCGCGCACCTTACGGCGTCCCGGTTGTTGCAGGGTAAGGCGTGGGTCCGACGTCCCGCGTGGAGTACGCGGGCGTCGGACGCCACGACCACACGGCTCCGGGACGAAGCCGCATGACAACCGTGTCCACCTATCCGCTTGAAGAGGCTGCGGAGCACTTCGGCAATTCGCCGGAATGGCTCGCCCAACAGCTGCGGTCTGGACGGTTCAGCGGTTACAAAGTCGGACGGAAGTGGCGGATGTCCGATTCGGATATCGCGGACGCCTTAGAAAAGTGCCGACGCGACGCCCGCCCATCTACACCGGCCGGTGATGCCCGACCGATTGCAGGTCTGGCCAGTGCCACGCCGACGACTCAACGCAGGCTCGCTTCGTAATCCATTGCAACACAACTAAAAACGCTGGCGGTAGCAGCCCCTACCACAGTTCGCCACCGCCAGCGCCCCTACACCAACCCCTTCGATGAGGAGTCGGCATGCAACACCGTAGTTCTGTTCGTCATACCCGTCTACTGATTGCCGCCGGTGTCGGCGCAATAGCAGCCGCGTTCCTGCTGTCCAGCCCCGAAATCAGTGCGCAGCCCGACGGCTCGCTCGATGCTGCCATCGCCCGCCTCACTGATCAGGGTTACCGGGTCACCGTCGAAACGTTCGGCGATTGCGATCCGCATGACGGCACGATCGTCGCGACCAGGATCGGGCCGACGGTGTGGGCGGACACCACCAGCGACACGAAAGCTGGCGGCGGCGGCACTGATGCGGCGAGTACGGGCCAAGCGGGTTCGCGCGGCGGTGTGCCATGGACGCGGTCGGTGTCGTACCGCATCGCGTACGTCACCGTGAACTGCAACCCCGGCAGCGCAGTCCGATGACCACTGTCGCCCACACCTTGCATCGCGCTCTGACCGAGTCACCGTCGCCGCAGAAGTTCTTCGATGCCCTGGCCGACGCCGATGCTCACCTCGACAAGGTGAGCGAGCTGGGCTACCTAGCGTCGTTCGCGCCGCCGCCAATCTACTTCGGGCAGTGCGTATGTGGATCAGTTTTCGAGATCCGACCCAGCGATGGCCGAGTCGATCTTACCGGCGACGACTACGAGTCCATCAGTGATTGGGATGACCTCCACAGCTATTGCCAAGACGGTGACCTATGACTACTTCGAAGACGGCGCCGACAGTGTGCCCGCGCGAAATATTGCCCGAAACCGTGGATTGCCCGCGCGGATGCGGATACCAGGTGCTCGCCAAACCTGTTACTACCCAAGGCGTATGGAACGCAGGCCCGTGGCGGATGCAGGTGCACAACCGCGTCGCCGAGATTTTCGGCCGCTGCCCGGTACCGCCGATGGTGGGGAAGGGGCAGCGCTGATGGGATTCGGACCCAACCCGGCCGATGTGCGTGCCGCGGAGGTCGCCGCGCAGGAGGCGCGTGACCGGCTCACGTCGAAACCGTTGACACCATTCGAAACTGAACTGCTGGCCGTGCTCGGCGAAATCCGGGACGGGCTCAAGGCAGCCGGAAACAGCGCTGGGGCTGTGACCGGATCAGGCGACGGCGGTGAAACGTCCCGCCGTCGCCAACCCAACGCGCCCGCCGGACGTTCGAAACAGTGCCCGTGCGGCCGGCAGGTCTACCTGGGCAGCGCTTCGGGTAAGTGGGTGCACATCGATGACGCCACACCTGCATGCGAGGTGGTCTGAATGCCTCGGCGTCCACCGCCACCGCCGGATACCGCGGACAAGATGTGGCGCGCCGCGGCGCTGCTGGCCGAGGTCAACCACGTCTACGGCGAAGACGTCCATTTCTCGTGGAGTGTTTTCGAGCTTCGGTTGACCGCGCAGCTATTGGAGCATGCGCACGCGACGCGACGTAAGCCCCGTGCCCGGAAACGGAAAGCGTCATGACCGCGAACCCCACCACCGGAATCACCGGTATCTACACCAAACGCGATCCCGAGTTCCTGCAACCAGGTTCAGCGCAGTGGTCGAAGGTCATCACCCCATCGAAAGTCGCTGCGATCCTCGGGGTTTCCCGCTACGAGTCGGCGTACCGGCTCTGGCATCGCATGCAGGGATTGGTCGATCCGGAACCACCCAAAGAGGTTTTCGACATCGGCCACGACCTCGAAGCGTATGCGGCGAACCGGTGGCGTCGCCGCAACCTCGGTTGGCGACTTTCCGAAGGTGAAGTGCAGGTGCACATCGACCCCGACAAGTTCGGGTTTCCGTGCGTGGCCACCGTTGACCGGCGCGGTGTGCGGGGCCGTTCGCGTCGGGTGGTCGAGTTCAAGTCGGCGCGGCACTTCAACGATCTGGAACTGTTCGGCGATGACCTGACCGGCGATTGCCCGGAAGACTATGCCGCCCAGGTGATGACACAAATGTTGTTCACCGGCTGGACGGATCTGCCAGGGCACCTGCTGGTGGTGGGCCCGTACTACAACGAACGCATCTACGAAATCGAGTTCGACGCGAGCACCGCGGCGTGGATCCTCGATGAAGCGCAGAAGTTCTGGGGGCTGCTGAAGTCCGACAAGGTACCGGACCTTGATAACACGGTGCACACCTACAGCTGCATCCGCGAGATGAACCCCGAAATCGATGCCGGCGCGACCACGGTCCTGGATGCTGCCGAGGCCCTGCAATTCGTCACGGCCAGACAGGAATTCGACCGCGCCGAAGAGAACTACCAGGGCGCGAAAAACATGCTCATGAAACGCATGGAACGCGACAAGCGCGCCGAATTCGGCGGCGTCAAGATCGCGCACCGCCAGAAATCTAGAGGCTCGGTCGCGCTCCATGCGGCCAAAGGTGTCACCCCCGAACAAATCCGATTCCTGAACGGAGACAACCAGTAATGACCGAAACCACCACGAAGGTTGCCAATGAACACGCCGCCCAGATCTGGCCCGATCCGTTGGCGCAGGCTGCCGGCGAGATAGCGGTGTCCGCGCCGCTCGGAACGGAACTCGCGATCCACACAGGGCAAGCCCGATTCAGCGAAGCCCAACGCGCAGCATTGCGGCAGCTCGGTATCGAGGACGCCACAGACGGCGATCTGGACGTGTTCTTTCACGTCTGCCAAACCACCGGTCTCGATCCGTTCCGCAAAGAGATTTACATGATCGGCCGTAACACCAAGCTCACCGAGTGGCTAGACAACGGGGAAGGCGGCCGACGCAAGGTTGAGCGGTACGTCACCAAGTACACCATTCAAACCGGTATCGACGGGTTTCGGCGCAAGGTCCGCGAGTACGCGCACCACAACGGAGACACGCTGGCCGTTGAAGGCCCGTTCTACTGCGGCGACGACGGGGAGTGGAAAGAGGTTTGGCCCGGCAAGACTCCGCCGGTCGCCGCGAAGTTTACCGTTATCCGAAACGGTGAGCCCTTCACTGCGGTAGCGCATTTCGACGAGTTCGTGCAGACGAACAACGTCTATGAGGGCAGCGGCCAGGGCCGCAAGGTCGTTGGGCAGGAACCAAACTCGATGTGGGCGAAGATGCCGCGCAACCAAATCGGCAAGTGCGCCGAGGCGGCGGCATGCAGGCGCGCCTACCCGAACGAGTTCGCCGGCCTGATCCTCACGGATGCTGCGCAGCCGACGGTGATCGACGGCGAGGTCGTCGAGGAACGCCAAGCCCCGCCGCAGCGCGCGAAGGGAGCGAGTCGACTCCGTGAGCGCGCAGCCGAAGCTGCCGCGCAGCAGAGTGCGCAAGCGGCAGAGACCGCGGGGGAACTCAGCGCCGACGCCCGCGAGAAGTGGCTTAAGGCGATGTTCGCCGCACTGAACAAAGCCGAATGCACCGACCGCGACGAACAGCTCATCGTCATCGCCGGAATCCTCGGACGAACCGAGCTATTCGAGCACCGCGCCGACATGACCGACCAGGAACTACGCACCATCGTCAACGCCCTCAACGGCTTCAAGGAAGCGGGCAGGCTCGATCAGCAGATCAACGAGTATGTCAACGCCTGGTCGCTACGGGAAGCTGACGAACTCGACGCCGTCGCCAACACCGACACCGATGGTGGTGAGCAAGGCGAACTCGGCCTCGAAAGCGACCAGAACTGATGTCGCGCACCGGAAAGTTCACCGCCAAAGGCGGGTTGACGCTCGGTGCCGTGCACATGTTCGCCGTCAACGCCATTCAGGCCGGATACGGACCTGACGCGACGGTTTGGGTTTCCAAGCCTGACCAAGACGGCGACGTCATCGTGACCGTCACCGATCCCCACCTAGACCCGGCCGACAACTCGTCGGACGCAACCGACCCGACCGGGCCGGAAACCACCACCACCGCAAGGAGATAACACCGCCATGGGAGCCACCACCAAACCCAAGGATCTGAAGTCCACCAACGCGCTCGACGACATCGACGACGGAGAACCGCACGCGTACATCGGGTTCCGCGCCACCAACATCAAGATCAACAACCCGCCCTGCCTCAAAGAGGGCGGCACCCTGCTCGTGAAGTACCGGTGCATCGAGTCGAAGGTCGTAGAGGCCGCAGACGGCGAAATGCGCGACAAACGCACCCTCAAGGTCGAATGGGTCGGACTGCCAGGGCAGAAGGCGCCGGCAGGTGCGGACGAGAACCAGGGCTCGATGCTGGACGTGGTTGACGGCAACCCGGTCCCGTCCGCCGAGGCCACGGGCGACGAGAGCGTCGTCGACGCCGAGGTCATCGACGACGAAGACGATGCGGAGACGGGCCCGGAGTTCAGCGATGAGGGGTAATCCGAGCCGTGCTCGGCGCCGGGCCGCGCGTGCGGTCCGGCAGCCGTCACGGATGACCGACTATCAGCGGCACCGCCAAGCCGAGCAGCTGCACGGCGTCGACAAGATCCGCGACTACCTGCACGACATCGACCTCGAAGTCCTCAACGAACTAGCCCACTCGGACACCCACGGTGAGCAGGATGTATGCGACCAGGTGGACGACTCTGCCGAGGATGGGGCTGAAGTAGTCCACCCCACCACGCACCACCACGCCGACACCGAACCCGTGCGGGAACCCAACGCCTACGAACTGGCGATCCTCGGTGCGCTGCAGCACAAGAGCATGTACCAGGGCAGCGTTCCGGTCGACGATATCCGGCGACGACGTCTACGGAACCGGGATTCGAAACGTGCTCGCCGACTGCAGCGCCGCAGCAAGGTACGGCGGATGCGGCGCCGCCACCAGGCAGCCGCCGGCAACGCTGCAGCCTTCGCGCTGTTCATGCTGACCTCGGCATTCATCGGCGCCGTCACGATGCTCGCCTCGCCCGGCTGGTGGATCGCGTGACCAGCGTCGAGCCACGCGAGTTCCCGATCGGTGTCGTCGTCACCCTCGCCATCGGGAACCCCGACCGCATCTTCTGCCTGCTGTCACAGGTGTACGACGTGTTGGGGCACATGCTCGGCTACGTGCCGCTCGTGTCCGAGATGGCGCCAGCGTTCGAAGCGTGCAGAACCGCGGTGCGCGAACAGCATCCGGTGCTGGCCGAAGCGATCGACCCCGGCAGGACACCGGCGTTCGGCACGCTCGCCGTCGACACGGAAATCCTGCAATGGCTCAGCAATTTAGCGCGTGAACACGGCGAAATGTTCGCCTTGACACCGCTATCGGCGCCCGCGCTGCCCGACGAGCTGCCACCGCAGCCCACGGCCGAACCGCTGGTCGTGGCCGAACCGGGCAGCGGCACGTGAGGTGCGCGAAGTTCGTCGGCGACCGCACCGACGAGTTCAGCATCGGCCAGCAGTTCGGCGAAACCCTCGAAGGCCGTCCGGTCCGGGTCGTATCCGTCACATACGACCCGGACACGGACCGAACCATGGTCGAAGGCGAACCACTGGCCCCAGATGCGCCAGAAGGGTTGCGGCTGCGCTACTTCGGTGGCCGCGACCCCAACATCGAACCCCCTGACAGTGTCCAACCCCTCACCGACGAGGTAACCCCACAATGACCGAAACACCAGACCTGACCTTGCGCCAGTGGTTCGGCAAGCTCATCCGAGGCCAGCACCATCTAGCGATCGGCGGTGAAGACGACCCCTACCTGCTGCGCTGGTATCTGATCCCACGTAACAAGCGGCTGAACATCTACCTGCACCAATTCATTCGATCCGACGACGACCGCGCCCTGCACGACCACCCATGGTGGTTCTGGTCATTCGTCCTGGCTGGCCACTACTACGAGCACCGCGCCGACGGCCGACGCATCAAACGGCACTGGGCGTCCATCGCCTACCGGGCAGCGAAAACCCGGCACCGCGTCGAGCTGCCCAAGTCGAATGACCCGATGTCGCTGCTGGAACGCGAAGACTGCTGCTGGACCATCGTCGTCACCGGGCCCCGAACCCGTGACTGGGGGTTCTGGTGCCCCGGAGGCCGATTCATCTTCACCGAACGGGGCGAAACCAGCACCCTCGACGTCGACCGGTTCATCCCGCACACCGCTTGGGGCGCCGCCGGATGCGGCGAACCATTCACCGGCACATTCCACGCCCGCAACGGACTCTGGAACCGGGGTGCGCGCCGATGACCAGCACCGAACTCGTCCTCCAACTCGTCACGGCCGAACGTCAACGGCAACAGGACAAATGGGGCGAACAGAACCACCAGAACATCAACCCAGACATGTTGGGTTATGGCCCCACGACGGCTGCACGGTTCTATTGCGTGCCGACCGCAGCGGAAGCCAAGATGCGTACCGACTCTCGCGCAAGGTGCGGGCACGTCACGTGGGCGGACATCCTTATCGAGGAAGTCGCCGAAGCAATCGAGGCGGCGACACTCCTCGAAGACGCCATAGACGTTGCGGGCTACGAACAAACCGCGCGCCGAGTGCTAGTCGACGAACTGGTGCAGGTCGCGGCCGTGGCGGTGCAGTGGGCCGAGAAGCTGGACGGTGGCGAATGAGCCTGCATATCTCGATGACCGATTTCTTCTGCGGTGCAGGCGGTTCCAGCACAGGCGCAATTCAGGTTCCGGGTGTCTCGATCCGGTGCGCGGCGAACCACTGGCAGCTAGCGGTGGATACGCACAACGAGAACCACCCGGATGCCGACCACTATTGCGCTGATCTGTCGCAGATCCACCCGAAATACTTCCCCAAGACGACATTCGGATGGTTCTCTCCCGAATGCACGAACCACTCACAGGCCAAGGGCCAGAAGCGGATAGACGCCCAGCCCGATCTGTTTGGCGACACACTGCCCGACGAAGCCGCAGAGCGCTCGCGGGCAACCATGTGGGATGTCGTGCGGTTCTCCGAATTCCACCGCTACGAGGTGGTGTTCGTCGAGAACGTCGTCGAGGCAGCCAAGTGGGCGCCGTTCCAAGCATGGCTCGCCGCGATGGACAGCCTCGGCTACGACCACCGGCTCGTGATGCTCAACTCGATGCACGCCCAGCTCGGCGGGCCCGGCGCCCCGCAGTCCCGCGACCGCCTCTACGTCGTTTTTTGGCGCCGTACGAACCGAGCCCCGGACCTTGAGCGGGTGGTACGGCCTCGGGCGATCTGCCCCGACTGCGGGCCCATCAACGCCATGCAGGTATTCAAGAAACCCGGCAACACCGTCGGTCGGTACCGCCAGCAGTACATGTACAGATGCCCGAACGTCAAGTGCCGCAACCAGGTCATAGAACCCGTCGTGCGTGCGGCCGAAGAGATTATCGACTGGTCACTGCTGGGTGAACGTCTCGGGGACAAGCCGATCAAGAAGTTCGTCGACAAGAAGACCGGCGAAGTGAGCTACGGGCCACTGGCGCCCAAGACGATGGCCCGCGTACACGCCGGCATTGATCGTTACTGGCTGCCGCTGCTGGTGCCCGTTGAAGGGCGCGAAGGCAAGGAAGCACGCCCTGTATCCGAGCCTGTACGGACGATGACGACCCGCAACGAAACCGGACTATTGGTGCCGTGCGGGGGTACCTGGCGCGAAGACGCCGCGCCGACTAGCGAGCCGTTCTCCACTCGCACCACCCGGGAAACCGACGGGCTGGCATTCATCGCCGAACTCCGCGGCGGCAGTAGCGACGCCCGCCCCGTGGCGCACCCACTGGCCACCGTCACCGCATCGGGCAATCATCACGCGCTCGTCACCACCTACAACGGCAAGGGCCGCACCGTCACGATCAATGAACCGCTATCGACGGTGACGACCCGCGATCGGCATGCACTGCTGATGCGCAACAACACCCCGCGGGGCAACCCCGCCCAGATGGTCACGCCCGTATCCGAACCGATGCGCACCTTGACCACCGAGGGACACCAGTCGTTGTTGAGCGCCGAGCGCCCCACGATCGATATCGATGATGTCCGGTTCCGAATGCTGGAACCGCACGAGCAGAAGCGCGCCATGGACTTCCCAGCTGATTACGTGATCAAGGGCAACCGCCGCGAGCAAGCCCGCCAGGCAGGAAACGCCGTCACCCCGCCATCGTCACGCGACCTGATCACCGTCGGTGTCGAGAGCCTGACATGACGGCCCTTCCTGCCCCGCGCTATGACCGTACGCACGCACCGAAGCCGGGGCGGGATCCGCGGCCGTGGTTCACATTCCAATGCCAGCGCTGCGGCAAGGACTTCCGTGCCCGGTTCATCGCCCGCGAATGCCGCGACTGCTGGGCCGAAACCGCAGCCATCTACCCAACACTCTGGCCCGGCACCGGCGAGGCCAGCGGCTCATGAAAGGCGCACCGTGAACCAAACAGATGACGGCACAGAACCGTTAGGTGAAGCACCCGAAGTCACCCGCCCCGGCCAAGACCCGCTCTACGCGGCGGCGCAGCTACTGGAATCACGCGGCTACGCCGTCGTCGAGCTGCCCAAGCCGATTCAAAACGGGCTGGGCGGGTTCGCTGTGGGTGTCGGGGGATTCGTGATAGCGGCAGGGGATGACGTAGTGATCAGTGAGTTTTCCGGCAGCCCAATCACATTCCGCAGCACAGATAGGGCGCTCCAGCTCGCCGCCGCGATCCTGGCAGTCATCGCATACATCGAGTCAAACGCCGTCGGAGCGTCCCATGGGTGACAAGACACGCATCGAATGGGCCGACGCCACATGGTCACCAGTGACCGGTTGCACCCGTGTCAGTAATGGATGCCTGAACTGCTACATCGAACGATCGACACCAATTCGTTTCGCAGGCCGAAAGTTTGACGGTGAAGGCATCGGGTCGAGTCTGGCGGTACAACTCCACCCGAACCGTCTGGACTGGCCACTCCGAAAGCGTGACGGAAAGAAGATCTTCGTCTGCTCACAAGCCGACCTGTTCCACGACGACGTGCCTGACGAGTACATCGCCCGCGTGTTCGCTGTAATGGCCTTGGCTCCACAACACACATTCCAGGTGCTTACTAAGCGGCACGGTCGGATGCGGTCGCTGCTTTCCAGTGATGATTTCCGGTCGGAGGTCACGCAAACCTTCGTTGGCTGGGCAGTCGAAGACCTCTCGCTGAAAACCGGTCATCTGGAGTCCGCTACCGGGGACTGGTGGCCGCTGCCGAACGTTTGGCTGGGCGTGAGCGCCGAGGATCAGAAGCGCGCCGACCTCCGCATCCCGGCACTGCTGGACACCCCGGCCGCTGTGCGGTTCGTCAGTGCCGAGCCGCTTCTCGGGCCGATCGACCTACATGGTGACCCGATCGGGAAAGACTCGGTTTTCTGGATCGGGCATCTGGACTGGGTGATCGTCGGTGGCGAATCCGGTCCGGGCGCAAGGCCGATGCATCCCGACTGGGCGCGCTCGATGCGCGATCAGTGCGTAGCCGCTGGCGTGCCGTTCCTGTTCAAGCAGTGGGGCGAGTGGTCGCCAGACCTGAGCCTGAATGAGCCTGTCGCCAATGGCAAGCGGCTCAAGTATCAGCGGCGGGCACTGCTACCCGACGGTTCCATAGCGCCGCCTTGGACGCCATGTGAGTTCGTCGACCGCGTGGGCAAGAAGCGGGCCGGGCGCGAGCTGGACGGGCGCACCTGGGACCAGTACCCCGAGGTGGTGGCGTGATGCCTGCGCCTGCTATCCGGGTGCTGTCCCTCGGCGCTGGTGTCCAGTCGACGGTGCTGGCACTCATGGCGTGCGACGGCACGCTGCCTGGTCTGGACGCGGCGGTGTTCGCCGATACCGGCTGGGAGCCACCTGCGGTCTATGAGCAGGTGGACCGGCTCGCCGCCGAGCTTGCCCGGGTGGATATCCCGTTGTACCGGGTTTCGTCGGGGAACCTGCGCGCCGACACCCTCGACCCGGCACACCGGTTCGTCTCGGTGCCGTACTTCACACTCGCTCCCGCCGGTACCGAGGTGCCTGTTTATGGCGTATGCGCCCCCTGCGGCGGCTCCGGCCGTGGACCATCTGACGAGCCTGATTCATGTTCGGTGTGCGGTGGCGACGGCCGTGGGTCGATTGTGGGCACCAGGCTAGCCACTGCCACTGAACGGCACGGCATGGGCCGTCGCCAGTGCACCAGCGAGTACAAGCTCAAGCCGATCAAGGTCAAGGTGCGCGAGCTGCTGGGCTACCCACACCCGACACCGGTACCGCGAGATGTATTCGCCGAGCAGTGGATCGGCTTCTCCACTGATGAGATCCACCGGGTACGCGACCGGCTGGACGTGAACTACTCCCGGCCGCGGTACCCGCTGCTGGAGCTGGGCATGTCCCGCAAGGACTGCCAGCGCTGGCTAGAGCGCGCCGGGTGGGGCCACACCGCCAAGAGTGCGTGCATCGGCTGCCCGTTCCACGGCAACGCCCAGTGGCGGTACATGTACGAGCGGCGCGACATCTGCGCGACGTGCAACCACCCCCGTGACGACCACTGGCGCGGGTTCGACGAA